TAAGGGTTGGTTTGACCCAAAAGAAAAACAAAAACGGTTGATCACCAAAACACTAAAAGGACCACATGCTGAAAAAGCCATGGCAGACCTAAATGGTGAACCGTGGGTGGGTGTACTCAGCACCAATATTGATGTTAAGAATCCACGTTCTGGGTACTTTGAGCTTGATTGGAACGATAAATTCGTTGACATGTTGCGCAATGCAGGGTATACTGGTAGTACAGGTGAAGAAGTAGTCGATCGTTGGTTCAACGATCTTGCAAAAAACATTGCCGCTAGCGTCGACGAAGAGTCCAAATTTGTTGCAGATGCGGATCGTCTTCCTCCTAGAGGCTAACACAGAGAGAACTTATGTCATATCTTTTGGTTGATACTGCTAACATGTTTTTCCGAGCACGTCACGTGGTACGTGGAGATGCTGATGAAAAGATTGGCATGGCATACCATATCATGTTTGCCAGCATTGCCAAGGCTTGGAGAGACTTCCAGGGCAAGCACGTGATTTTCTGTCTCGAAGGTCGAAGCTGGCGCAAAGATGTAGACGTTAACTACAAGGCAAATCGTGCTGTGGCACGTGCCGCACTAACTGCAAAAGAAGCAGAAGAAGACAAGATGTTTTGGGAAGCGTATGATGAGTTCACTACTTTCCTGGCAACCAAGACAAATGCCACAGTACTACAGCAAGGGCGATGCGAAGCTGACGACTTTATTGCACGTTGGATTCAACTGCACAACGATGACAATCATGTTATCGTTTCTAGCGACGGTGACTTCTATCAGTTGATTGCTCCTAATGTTCGAATCTACAATGGCATCAGCAAGCAGACGATCACACATGAAGGTTTCTTTGATGAAAAAGGTAAGAAAGTCAAAGACAAGAAAACCAAGGAAGAACTGTCTGCGCCGGACCCAGAATGGCTACTCTTCGAGAAGTGCATGCGCGGTGATGTCAGCGACAACATCTTCTCGGCGTTCCCAGGTGTGCGTACCAAAGGTAGCAAAAATAAAGTTGGACTACAGGAAGCGTTTTCAGATCGCAATAGCAAAGGCTACAACTGGAATAATCTCATGCTTCAGCGATGGGTTGACCATAATGGCAACGAGCATAGGGTCAAGGATCGTTATGAGGCCAACAAACAATTGATTGACCTTACTGCACAACCAGACGACATTAAGGAATTGCTCGACGCGGCAATTTCTACACAGGTGCAGAAAGAAACTACCAACCAAGTGGGATTACACTTGCTCAAGTTTTGTGGCAAATATAATCTTGCTCGTATCAGTGATGATGTCAAAGCACATTCCGATTACTTGTCAGCAGGCTACGCATGATATCCGCAAAAGTTGTTCTCAAAGATAAATTCTGGATGCTTCAAAAAGAAGGAGTGTCAGTTGGCACTTTGCGATTCGAAGCTGATCATATTTCTGTGATGCTTGACGGAAGTCCGTTGAAATTTGCTGATATCAATGAAGCAAAGTCTGCACTGGAAATAGTTGACTCGATCACATCAACTGTGTCCGGATCATCTAGACTGGAAGAAGCGTATGGTTATCCAACCGATCTTGAACGAGTTTTCAACCTGGTCGAAGATCAGGGATTGCCTTGTTATACCAAAGCAAAAAATAGCAAAGTAGTACATGCTGCCGGTTGGTATGGTATGCAACGAAACGGACTACATGCTGAAGCATTTTGTCCCAAGGTAAATACCCTCAAGACATATCCGTATATTGGGCCATTCAAGAGTCAGACTGATTTGAGAGTTGCCATGACTTCATGGAAAAGAAATGATAAATCGGGATCTAACACCACTAGACAAGTTCTTAGCTAAAGTAAAAGATGCAAGTCGCCAGGGCCTCAAAGAGGTTAGATTAGACACCAGAGACGCAATAGAGATCACCACCCTCCTGACTCAAATTTTACTCAAACAACAGATTGCTACTGTACCAAAAGATGTTGTGCCTGCATCTCTTTCAAAATCAATGGATGGTGGTAAATTCTAATGAAAACAAGATTTGTCAGCATTGTGGTTGGCGCATTGATAATTGTCATATTTGCTATGAATTTTGAAGTGATACAGTATCAAGCTAGAGAAATCGTATACAAGCAATCCGCTGTTCCTACTACCGCTAAACAAGAGCCAAAGCAATGCTGGATCTAGCATAAAAATACCGCTATAAAAAACCCACTTGGTCATAAATAACTGAGCATAGAAAGAAGAGAGCTCAGACAATGGCCAGACCTAAACCAACAATACTGTTAGAAATAACAAACAAGAAGACCTACAAGAGTGACCAAGTTTTGGAAGCAGATGCGATCTATGCTGTGTTCCACGACAGTAAGCCAATCAATCTTCGCATGGTCAATAGCCTAGTCAATTACCCTGGACCCAAGTACAAGAAGGTCAGCTTTAGCAATCCCGGACATGCTTACAATCTAGCACAGAAGCTAAACAAACAATTCAACACCAAGGGATTCGAAGTATATGAACTCAAGTCAGGAAGATGTTTGGGAAGTGAAGACCCCGCTAGTTGAGACTGTACTGCGAGAAGTTTCTCCATTACATCCAACCCCATTAACTCCTTTCCAAATTTTTCAAAATTATAGAGACGGGCGCGGCACAAGGTTCACTACCCTGGGAATGAAACTAGCCAAGCAGGTGTTCGAAGCCTACACCGTGCGCATTCCAAAAGATACACCAATAAAAGCTAAATATCTAACGGCACTGGATAGACACATGCAGTGGCCCTATTTCCTTGACCGCAATAGATTGATATTGTTCAATGAGATGGATGCCATGGAATTTACGCTGTTCGGCGGTGACCTTGAAAGTTGGTGTGAAGGTAAAGAACCTGGGCGTGGAATATGAGACTTTACGAACTTATTAACGAAACTGCTATTAGACTTTCTGGCTCTTCAGATAAGGCAAAGGCATGGATAAAGAAAGTCTATGACTTGTACCCGCAGACTTGGCAGAACAATCACGTGATGCCACTGGGAGGTTCTGGCGATGACCAACAGTTTGCTATGTTTGAACTGGAGCCTAGTTTTTCCAAACGCGGTGCAGTGGAAGTCAAGTGGTTTCAAGCATACCCATTGCGACAAGGTGTTGGTTCACGTGCCATGAAAGAATTGCAACGCATGGCACAAGAAGATGGCATCGCACTGACACTTTATCCTTGGGACAAAGGTCAGGTGAGCCAAAGCAAACTGACCAAGTTCTACAAAGGCCATGGGTTCAAACCTACCACCAAGGGTGCCAAGAACATGGCATGGAATCCAGTTGAAGAGGGGCGCGAAGAAGCATTACACTTTGCAACTCAAGCACATGCCGGTCAAACTCGGGCAGGCGGCGCACCTTATATTTCTCATCCTGTACGTGTTGCTCAGCATGTTGAACAATGGAAGAAGTCTCATAATATAGAAGCATTGATCAGTGCGGCTTACCTACATGACACCCTAGAAGATACAGATACCACGCATGAAGCCTTGCACGACTTGTTTGGCGGATTGGTTGCATCACTAGTGCAAGAACTAACAAGCGATCCAGAAGAAATTAAAAAAGTAGGTAAGGCTGCGTACCTGGCGCATAAGATGGCTGCAATGAGCAGTTATGCTCTTGTTATCAAACTTGCTGACAGATTAGATAATGTCAAAGACATTACCACTGCTAAAACACCAGAATGGCGTACAAAGTACAAAGCAGAAACAGAACATATATTAGATTACATTGAAAAGAATCGTGCGCTGAGTGGTACACATCAAAAGCTAATTGAATTGATACGTAATAAGCTACAAGAACTTCAGACCGTAGATGAAAACTTTGATGATGGGAAAAATCCTGGACGCAAAGGACTGAGCCAGCGTGTGGGCATACCCAAGAACGCAACTGTTTCACAGCTAGAGAAACATGCTAAAGCCCCGGGCGAAGAAGGAAGAATGGCTCGCTGGCAACTAAATATGCGAAGAGGACGCAACAAATGAAAATCCATGACATTATAACCGAAGCAAAGCAAGACAAGAAGCCCAAGCTACCTGCTGGTGCCAAAAAGATGAACGGCTTGACTGTGATTCCACTGGATGCATTTGTTGATCAACCTATAAAAGAAGGCGGAGATGGCGAAACTCCAAAAAGCAGAGGCATTGCTGATGGTTACTATGGTCGTCCGCCAAACCCACACAAGTATGCAAAAGACAGCACAGGTAAAAATGTTCGCGTCAAACTAACTGATCCTGCTGAAATTGCCGAATACATGGCAGGTTATAAAGATGATTCGTTTGGTTCCAAGGCCTATGAAGGTGTCAACGAAGCACCTGGTGATTTTGGCCTAGGTGCTAGCACACGTACTGCTAGTGATGATGAGATGCAGGCTTATGCAAAGCGCATCAAGGACAAAGAGAAGAACAAGCTAGACCCATACAACATGCCTTATGTGCATGGTTCCAACATACAGATCAAAGACGAAGGCGGCAAGGACTACAACTTGGATGCTCTTCGCAATGCTATCACAGAACGTCCTACAAAGATCCTCAAGCAAAATGAAAAGATGCAACACAGTGATGGATCCAGCAGTATCTTCTTCAACGTAGGATTGCCTGCTCTTAAAGGACTCGCTGTAAATGAACAAACAGGTGAATTTGTTATTGTTGACACTTGCCCTGGTGCTGGTGCTTGCAAAACTTTCTGTTATGCAATGAAAGGTTCTTACGTGATGTTCAAGGCAGTGAGCATGAACCAAACACGCATGCTGAACTTCTTGCTCAACGACCCCGAAGGCTTTGCCGACGAAATGAGCAGTGAACTACGTTCTGCTCAACGCAAGTTTGCCAAAGACGGTACCAAGGTAATTGTGCGCTGGCACGATGCTGGTGACTTCTTCAGCCCAGAATATCTTGCACTGGCATACAGCATCGCTCGCAAGTTCCCTACTGTAGATTTCTACGCTTATACCAAACTGGCCGATGTTGCCAGCGGAGACAAGCCAGCCAACTTCAAAATGAACTTCTCCGGTGGTGCCAAAGGCAGCGAAGAAAAACAGATCAACTTCCAAAAGGTCAAGCACAGTCGTGTGGTGCCGAAGGACATGTTCTTTGATCTTATTTCTCGCAAGGGCAACAACCTGATCAAGGATGCAAAAGGCCGCATGCAATTTGCCAGCCAAGAGAACCTGGACACTTTCAAACAGCGCCTGGCCCAACAGTACAAGATTGATAGAAACAGCATCATCACGTATGACCAGATGATGGCTACCAAAGACAGCGGCAAGCCAACTTGGAACGTGATTGTTATGCCTGGCGATGGTGATGACTCTGCTAACCGCAACGACGTGTTGGGTAGCTATCTCTTGTTCCATTGATATGAATCCAGACCAATACCCTGTATACCCAGAGGATGATGGCAGTGACCGTCCGAGAAATCCTTACAGCCCTGTATGAAGGACTGGCACGATTTGGCCTGGGCCAAGTGGGAATACCATGGCCAGAGGAAACAGACAAATCCAAACACCCTTAGGACCCGTTATTCGTAACGGCGGTGTGGGCGGCCACTGCTCGCATGCAACAGGAGTCGTGCCCTTTAGCATGCAAAGTGTGGCATTTTTACAACACATTGCGTAAATAGCCCGAAAGCTAAGTCATTGATTTTGCTAGGGTTTTTATCGTACCCTAGCTAAGTTGTTGATTTTGCTAGGGTTTTTTTCTGGGTTTTTCCTGGAAAAAAGTGGTTGACGCCCAACCCAGTTCAGTGCATAATACGAGTATGATGAAACAGAAGCTCACCATAACAGTCAACGCACCGCGCAAGCGCACCCGCGCCCATGCTGTGCTCTTTTTGGACTCACGCTATAAACAGCGCACGGTTAAGTCCGAGCGTCTTTATGACCGTAAGCGCCAAAAAGAGGTTGACCGTAAAGCGAGTCTGCTGTAACATCATAAATGGGTAGGGCATGTCGCACTACTCAAACACACAGAGAGGTAATTTACCATGGCTTCCAAGTCACTCAAGACGTTCAAGTTCGTTGGCGTTTCTTTGCTCAATGGCAATGTTAAGGCCCGTTTCACGAACGATACTGCAACCCGCATCAAGGTGATGCAACGTGGTGGTCACACCAACATTGAGTTCACCGAACTCCCCCGCGAAATGACCAAGGCTGAGATTGAGAGCGAAGGTATGCTCCAGAAGGCTTTGGCTTCTTATAAGGGCGCCGCTCCTGCGGAGAAGCCTGCCAAGCCAGCGAAGGCTGTTGCTTAAATGCAACACGTGTCAAGAGCTTGGTAACAGGCTCTTGACACAATGCCTACATAGTGTATAATGTAGACATGTTCAACGCTAAGAGGAAAACTTAAAATGGCATCCAAAGACACCGTAGACAGTCGTACTGTCAAAATTTCAGAAGCTCGTACGCTCATCCGCAAAGCTATCAGCAAGCGCCGTCCGGTGTTTATTTGGGGACCTCCGGGTGTGGGCAAGAGCGATCTCGTTGGGCAGATTGCCGACGACTTGAATGGCATCACCATCGACATGCGCATGGCGCTGATGGAACCTACCGACATCAAGGGCATCCCTTATTACAACGCCACCGAAAATACCATGAAGTGGGCTCCCCCGTCGGACTTGCCCACTGTGGAATTTGCCAGCCAGTATGACATCGTCATCCTGTTCCTAGATGAGCTTAACTCTGCTCCCCCTGCTGTACAAGCCGCGGCATACCAACTGGTGCTGAACCGTCGTGTTGGACAGTATGTGCTGCCGGACAATGTTGTTGTGGTTGCCGCAGGTAACCGACTCAGCGACAAGGGTGTTGCATATCGCATGCCTAGCCCACTTGCCAATCGTTTCGTACACGTTGAGCTCCATGTGGACTTTCCAGACTGGCAAGTTTGGGCTGTTAAGAACCAGATCCACCCTGACGTGGTTGGTTACCTGAGCTACCAGAAAGCAGACTTGTTCCAGTTTGATCCGCAGGTACACGACCGTTCGTTTGGTACTCCGCGCTCTTGGTCATTCGTGTCCGACTTGTTGGACGACCAGATGACTGACAACCAACAGAGCGACTTGGTTGCTGGTTGCGTTGGCTCTGGACTGAGCGTCAAGTTTATGGCACACCGTAAGGTTGCGGCTCGCTTGCCTAATCCAACTGACGTGCTAGCTGGTAAAGTTACCACGATGGATGTGAAAGAGATTTCCGCCAAGTTCAGTTTGGTGACTGCTATGTGCTACGAGCTCAAAGCGGCTTATGACAGCCTTAACAAGGAAAAGAAGCTGGATGCATGGCACCCAATGTGCGAGCATTTCATCCAGTTCATGATGGACAATATGGAAAAAGAGATCGTTGTTATGGGTGCCGCTACTGCGCTCAAGACATATGAGCTCAAGTTCGATTATCGTAAGCTCAAGAACTTCAAAGAGTTCTACGACAAGTTTGCCCATCTTATCGTTGACGTGGATGCCAAGTAAGATGGGTGGAGAGCAATCTTTTAGCGGGGTTGCTCTCCAATTTATGTGGTTGACAGTGAGTCCAAACTGTCGTACAATATATAAACACTAAAGGAGCATCCACATGCAACATAAACTTTCAGCTTCAGACCGTATTACCAAAGCTCGTGTGCGCATGCTACTCAAGCATGGGTTCTTTGGGCAGATTGCTACTCGTTTGCAATTGGTTGAAGAGCCTGGTATTCCTACTGCGGCGGTGGATGGAAAGAAATTCTATTACAATGCGGACTTCGTACAGAAGCTCAGCGATGACGAACTAGTGTTCTTGGTTGGACATGAAGTTGGACATTGCGTGTGGCAACATTTCTTGCGACGCGGTGATCGTCGACGCGACGTTTGGAACATGGCTGGTGACTTTGTGATCAACCAGATCCTTGTAGACGAACGCATTGGTGCCCAGATCAAGGCTGTTCCTATCCTGCTCGATAACAAGTATCGCGGCATGGCTAGTGAGGAAGTCTACGAAGAACTGATGAAGAACGCTGTCAAGATCCAAGCCACACTTGATATCCATATGGATGGTGACGGCAATGAAGATGGTGAAGGCGAAGGAAAAGGTTTCAAAGGTGAGCCTCTTACTGAAGAAGAAAAGAAAGCTCTAAGCGACGAGCTCAAAGAAGCTGTACTGCAAGCGGCACAGGCTAGCGGCGCTGGCAACATTCCAAAAGGCTTCCAGCGTCTGATCAACGATATCACTGCGCCCAAGATGAACTGGCGCGATATGTTGAAGATCCAGCTTAACAGTATCATCAAGAACGACTACTCGTTCATGCGTCCTAATCGCAAGGGATGGCATATTGGTGCTGTACTGCCTGGCATGTTACCCGGCGACGAAGTGAACATTGCTATTGCTATTGATACTTCTGGATCCATTAGCGAGAGCATGCTCAAAGACTTTTTAGGTGAGATTGCTGGCATCATGGATCAGTTTGATTCTTACATTGTGCGTGTCTTCCAATTTGACACTCATGTGTATGGTGAAGAGATCTTCTCGAGTGATTCTAACAGTGACATCCGTACTTACGAAGTACGTGGTGGTGGCGGTACTGACTTTGAAGTGATCTTTAGTCACTTGAAGAACGAAGACGTAACGCCAAATCAATTGGTAGTGTTCACAGATGGCGAACCCTGGGGTAGCTGGGGCGATGCTGACTACTGCGATACGCTGTGGATCGTGCATAGCAATTCCAACAAGAAAGCTCCGTTTGGTGTCACTACCCACTACGAAGCGTAAGACTTAGAGTTGCTCCGTCTAAGTCTTCAAATAGCGGCTCTTCGGAGCCGCTATTCTTTTCAAAAACCCTAGACCTGGCTTTTGACACATACCATTAAATAAATGCATGGTTAACTAACCAACCGTCAGAAGGAGACAAATCATGAACTTGAATATTAACGATCTGGCCACAATGGCCAATGTAATTGATCTTGCAACACAGCGCGGTGCATTCCGTGCAAACGAACTAAAGGCAGTGGGCGAGTTGTTTGAGAAGATCACTGCGTTTGTTAAGGCTGCACAAGAGCAAGCCAAGAAGGAAGAAGAAGAAGCCGCGGCAGCGCCTGCTGATGCGCCCAAGGAAGGTGAATAAAAATGAGTGCATTTATCAAGCATATTGGCAAATCAGCCAATAACAAGAAACTGGTAGTGGTATTCAGAGAACTGCCAGATGCACCAGATCAGGCCTTGGTGGTGTTTACACAAGACTTGAAACCAGAATTGTCAGATGAACTGATGCACATCGTAGAAAACCAAGGTCAGTCCGATATGGATTTCTACAAGGTCGCTTCACGTACTTCTTTCATCAATGGTGGCCAGGTGCTAGAAGACCTACACAAGCGTGGTGTGCTATCCAAGGTTCCTGTAACTGAAATCACAATGACGCCTTTGCCAAATGTTACCATCTCACTCACTGATCTTAATGCACAGTTGAAGCAGATGATTCCACAAAAGACCACCAGCGGTGATATCAGCGGTGAAGCTGACGTGCCACCATTGACACAACGATCTGCACCAGGTACACTGGATGACAAGACCATTGCTGAAGGTATGCGTCGTCAGGCGTTGCAGTTTGAATTCGAAGCCAAGAAGCTGAGAGAAGAAGCAGATTCGTTGGATCCATCACGACCAGGTCGTCCTCGTAAGGGCGCCGATGCCAAGACCGCTGTTGAAGCATGACAACTGAAAACGTCTTAGAATCGATTGCTACAGAAAGAAATAGGCAGAAGGACCTCTGGGGATCTGAGTACGACCTGAAACATGGTCCGAATGATTGGTCAGCGATCGCTTCTTCCTATCTCAATGCAGAAGTGTCCAACAAGGGTAGATCTCCGGATAGTTCTCAGTGGCGCGACTCCATGATAAAGGCAGCGGCAGTTATTGTGGCGGCGCTGGAGCACGAAAAAAACATGTGCAACCGTGGCCAACTAACAGATAATGATACCCAATAAAGGACTGATCGGTGGCTATAAAAAAGAAAGATCGAAGTTTCGAAGAATTGCTAGGCGATGTGGTCTGGGATGATGTTCCTATTGATTACATCGAGCAGGTTACCATCTATCTTGACGGTGGCGAGATGTTGGTCATCAAACAAGAAGAACTCAAAGGAATTAAAAACACCAGCGAGCTATTCAATGTCAGCGGACTGGACCAATTGGTAAGTCGAGTCAAGAACATTGATGTTAAAATGGATACTGAGAAACTGAAGCATGCTGTTCATAAACATGTTCGCACCTTATTGGGTAAACATTTTTCTGATGATTGAGCAAAAATATTCTTGCATATACACACGTGATGTCTTATAATAAGATATCATATTAGGAGCAACTCGTGGCAGAAGAAAAATCAAAATGGCTGACTTGGGAAGATGTCCAGGGCAACAATGCACGTAAAGTACACGACAACGGATTCGTTGTGCTAGTGGATCATATGGGCAGTGACGCTGATATTGCCGAAGCCGCTCGCATCAGCTACGGGCAAGGCACAAAAACAATCAATGATGATCGCAATCTAATACGCTATCTAATGCGTCATCAACATACCACACCGTTTGAAATGTGCGAAGTCAAGTTCATGATCAAGATGCCAATCTTTATCATGCGACAGCTGGTACGTCATCGTACTGCCAGCATCAACGAATACTCTGGTCGCTACAGCGAAATGAGTGATGAGTTTTATGTGCCCGATTCTGAATACCTTGCGCCACAAAGCCAGACCAATCGGCAAGGGCGCGATGGTGAAATGGATGTTGGTACCAAGGTACGTGTGCTTGCTCGCATGGAACATGTGAACAAGATTTCATACGATGCATATCAAGATCAACTTGAAGATGAACTCAGCAGAGAACTTGCACGTATCACGCTACCACTAAACAACTACACAATCATCTACTGGAAGGCCAATCTAAAGAACTTCCTGCATATGATTCGCCTACGTGCAGACAGTCATGCACAGCAAGAGATCCAGGACTTTGCCAATGCCATGTATGAGCTGGCCAAGCCGTTGTTTCCTATCGCATGCGAAGCTTGGGAAGACTATCAACAGGATGGTATGTACCTTAGTCGCCAGGAAGCTGAAATGCTACGTGCATTTATCAACAAAGACAAATGGATGGATTACGAATCAGGAATGAGAAATGACAAAGCTATCAGAGCACAACACGGAATTAGTCAACGAGAACTCGACGAGTTCCGTACTAAGTTCGGGCTCGGAAGTCCTTAAACAACAAGGATACAGCCAACGTCGCAAAGACTGGAACGACTACATCTCGCATACTATGGATGTATGGTTCCGGTGGGACAACGACATGGAGGCCAGCTTCGCGTGGTATGTAGAACCAATGCACTTGAATGCTGCCAAGGTTCTACATGGTGGTGCCACAATGACATTCCTGGACCATTGTATGGGTGCGTTCTGTTATAACATGACTGAAGGCAAGTTTGCGCATACTGTACAACTGAGCACACAATTCCTTCATCCTGTACGTGCCAATAGATGGTTAATGTGCCATGTCACACTGGCTGCTGGATCAAGGCAATTGATACAGTTAGAATCTATAGCGTATCAGCAGGATCTTGCCAAGTGGGGTACCATGGGTACTGTTGCTGCCAAGGCCCATGGTACGTTTGTTAACCCTAATAGACGTATCAAACCTTAGCGTGGATTTCGTTACAGGAAATAGAATTTTCCTTGTTATACGTTTCAAGATCAGATACAAAAAGTAATACTGTTGGATCGTTTGCCCAGCGTTGATATATGTCTTCGTTTGGCCAAACATGGATATGGCGTAATGTATCAGAGTCTACTATCTTGTGTTCATATGACCATTTTGTACGATACATCTTTTGTTGATATGCTTCAAATGCGCCATCTTCAAAAAACTGTGCGTCTTTGTTCTTACGAAATGTTTTCTTAACTAGATACATGCATGCTCCTGTAGTTTACAATCACGGTTAAATAACACTATGTATAATTTTCCTGTAGCACATCTTGATATCGATCTTAATAAGATATACAGTCTATGGAAAGACAAGTATCAAGCTGAACATCTTAAGAAGCCACAAAAAAATACTGTCAGTGTTGAACGCAGTGATCTGTCAGTATTTAACAACGAGCCGTGGGTAGTCGGTAGAGGATTGAAACCAGCTTCTGCGTTCTTTGGAGTAACTGGCCCAAACAGTTGCATGAATCCACATAAAGATCCTAGTAGTGATCCAGAGGTAATTAAGAATGGATTTGTTTCGCATCCATGGGCGTTGAACATTCCTCTCACATGCGACGTCGGCAGCTACATGTCTTGGTATCGAGTCAAGCCTGGAAAGATCACCAGGCTTGAAGGTGAGAAGCATAGTCCTTATGGCAATGTGCGTGTGCCAATGGCAAATCTAGAAGACCTTGACCCTGTTGCCACTGTTTGCCTAGATCGTCCTATGCTGGTTAGCACAAGCGAGTGGCATGCTGTTGTCAACAACAACAATACTACTAGACTTATTTTCAGCTTAAGGTTTTCACCGATTATGTCGTTGGCAGAGGCTGCTAAAGTTTTTAGTTCTTCAGCATCTCTTTAAGATAAGCATCTGCTTCTTTGAAGTTTGTGGGAGATTTGTACGTTCGCTTAGGAAAAGAAGAAGCACGACACCATTGATCAATTGGCACGTTCAACTGTACTGTGACCTTATCCGGCCAGTTAAGTTCCATCTTTCCTTTTTGGTACCATTCAACACCTAGTATGGCAGCTTTCTTTCGCCACTTCTCTTTAAGCATACGATATCGTATTGTAGATGCAACATACCAATCAAGCTGAGATTGTGTGATCTCAAACTCGGCATCATTTGGAAGAGTCTGCCGAGCCATTCGTACCAACTGGAATATTGGATCAAAACTCTTTTCAATAAACACCACTCTTGCAGTACTGAGAAATTGATTCTCAACTGCGTTTTGTTTTTCTTGTAAATCTGGATGTACCGGTTCTGTATAGTAGCGTATAAAAGTTGAACGACTATTGATAAAAAGTGTATTAGCAAAAGCAATACGTTTATCAAATGCTGTTTCAATGGTATCAGTTGGTGTTTTAACTGATACATCTCCTTCAACTAGATACGGTTCCTCGTATGTAACAACGTCTCCTGGGCTAGTATACCCTCCAGTCCATCCAATGTCATTGACTCCTCTAACATTTAACAGCAAGTCTAAAAATCCTGCATAGTTTGGATCTCGCATTGAACGGCGATGCCAATATAAAAATATGTCATATGAAGTTGTACCTGGTGCTTCAACGAAGATGATTGGACGCTGCCACTTCATGTCAATTGCCGCATTATCATTTGCACGGGTGCTTGTAAAAGCGTTGGGAATAAGGTGTCTCATGTTTATCCGTTATGAGGTTTGTATGTGTTAAAGAGTTTATCCCATAGTGGAATAAACAGTCCGTAATTTTTACGTTGATGTCTGTGATGCACCAAGTGCCACTTGCCACTTGTTAGCCATGGGTACCAATCAAATTTAGGATTATGTTCGATTACTTCTTGTAACAAGGCCGCCCAAAAATAATAGAAGATACTAACCCACCAATGTCCTGTTACTGCTGAGAATATAAGTGTTGGTATGACTTCTGTGATCCATAAGTCCACGGTGCTTTTCCAAGTGTCGTTGTAGAGCAACAGGTTGTTCCAATGCCATGTGGTTCCACCGTGCCTATTGATATACAAATGATGGTCCTGATGGAACTTGTTAACAAAAGGAATACGATGTCCAGCGCGATGTATCCAGTACAAACAAAATGTCCATAACAGGAAAACTAACGGATATTCAATCATCTCAATCAATTCCATGCGTCGCAACTCCTACGATAAATACTAGTATAATGAGGTACAGCAAATGATGATGCTATTACGCAAATGGAATGGAAAATTTCCTTCCATCAACGATTCCAAAACTGACGTATGGTTTGGAAACGCATCATCATCAATTCGTACATGGATACTTAGCTACTCTAGCCTAACCTGGGGTTGCGCCAATTCAACAGGGTATCTAGGACATTGGGAAACTGTAACAGATTCGGCATGCTATCAGTGGCGCTGTTGGACATCCACAGACATGTTAAAGTTAGCATATCTAAAAAATACAGATAGGTTCAAAGCCGAAAAAGAAGCTGTTGATTCTTTATCAAAAGAATTAGACCTCGCGATGTACGATCATATATTTGAAATTGAAATTAGCAAAGACCCAGCAGGTATGTTTGCTGGCGAACTTGAGAGTCTAATTGAAATGTATCATCCAGAATTGATAAAGGGGAACAGCTGATGAGCGAAACAACTTACAAAAATTTCAAGCTCTTGATGACTGATCAAGGAATGCCATTGGCAACTGAATGGTTAGTTGGCGATAGCAATCAAGCCAAGATGGCCTGGGCACAAAATCAAAGTAGACAGCGCATGACAGCGGCATTGCGTCATACTGAAAATATCCATCTACGTTATATTATGGCGCCTGCCGGATACGACACACGCAAAGCAAATGATATATTAGAAGTGTTTGATAATAAAATGCTACTAGGCATGAAAGCACTCACTGCAATTTACGATCGTGTCATGGGTATATCAAAACATCTTGGATGTAAAGATGTTGGTCGTATATTTCTTAGCAAACTACTAGCCGAATGCGAAGTAGCACGTCATACTGATGAAGGCGACTACTTCAGCAAGTACGGACGTTATCATTTGGTATTGCATACCAATCCCGACGCTGCCTGTGAAGTTGACGGAGAAGAATGCTTCATGCCTGCAGGGACTGTGTGGTGGTTAGAGAATGGCTTGCCACACTCATTTTGGAACCGAGGCAAAACAGATAGGATACATGTAATATGGGACGCACTATGAACGATACACTAGAAAGAATACAGAAAGTTGTTGCAGGATACTGCAAGATTGATGTCAAGGATGTTTGGCCCAATTCAAACTTTGTTGAAGACCTAGGCCTTGATAGTCTTGATTCAATTGAAATGGTCATGGCAGTTGAAGAAGAGTTTGGTGTCGAGCTTACAGACGATGGACTTGAAGTTGTCAAGACTATTGAACAGCTGGCAGCTGCCATTGATCGGTTAATAAAGAAAGACTGACATGCACAACATCAAAGGACAGCCTTGGTTTGATCTAGAACCATACATTGATATAGAAGCATTATCTTTGCAAAAGCATAAGATAGCGGCTGCATTAGCCGCTAGTCATCCTTTTAGATATCCAAGTATAGTAGGAGCACAAGATAATCTGTATGATCAATCATTGGTTGAACTAGGCGACTTTGCAAAGAAGCTGATCAATGATGAAAATTACGAGCATCATAATATGCTGAAGCTACTCGGGTCTGCTCCTAAGATACAGTTGTTCTGCAAGTATATGTACGATGTTGTGGCTCTAAACGAAGCGATACATCTACGCACAGTAAGAGGCGGAGATTACTTTAACAAACACAAGGCAGCGCATTGTGTCAACACTCCTGCTTTCAAATTTTTCAACTTCCTGAAAGTTTGGTTAGAAGAACAGAACATATTCAGTGAATATGGGCGTGTTGTTTTCTTTGTAAACGAGCCCGGTGTATCAAGCATCAGGCATCGTGATTATCCAGACGGTGTAAGTCGTAAAGATCAATTCATTTGGTTGAGCCTAGACGGACGTAAGAATTTTTGGGTATGGGACGATGATGAGAAAGTGCAACACAATGTCACTAGCCGTGTTGCATTATTTGACAATGCCAATTGGCATGGTAGCGATCCATGCCAATATACTGGCTGGAGTATGAGAGTCGACGGTGTATTTTCGCCGGCGTTCTTGAAGAAAACAGGTCTGGAGGACTTTTATAATGTCTGATAAAATTGATCCTAGAACTAGAGCATCAGATATATTTGATGACTGGGGTTCTATATTTGAAGGCCCACATGATTGGTTAGACAACATCATGCCCGGTAGCTTGGCCAAGATGCTGTACCAACGCAAGATACTTGTGTTCAAAAAAATAAAACTTACTCCTTTCCAATTCTGGAGACTTTCTAGGCGGTTTGGTATACCATGGAAAGAAGATCAATACAAGTATAGTAAAGAAAAGTCCATGCCACTTATCATGCCCGAAGATGGCCGAACAGAATATATGAGTGCTATTAGCAATAAAATTAGCTCAAGACTTGGTGATAGAGAAATGCCATGGCATGCTGATATTCCCAATGCTGTTAGCTATGCTTTCCCGCATAGAGCAATCTACATGCGTACTTGTCCCAATCCCGAAGCTGGTTTTACTATCTGGATGAATACGCCCAAGGCATTCAAGGGTGTATCTGACGATCTTAAACGTCGTTGGGGAATGACTCGTATTGTTCAACAGAGCTGGTATGAGCCTGGCAAAGATCTGCAAGAATTTCCCAGTATGACTCGGCATCCAGTTACTGGTGAATATTGTCCACGTGTCAATTACTACGTAGACGAAACACAAAACGAAGGATGGATTGTTGATACCAAAGTAGGCGGTCAGCAACGTGGCACAGGTATTGTTGCTGAGATGCTGGAAGAGATGTCAAAGCAGCCTGATTGCACATATGAGCATCATTGGGACGAAACAGATTTAGTTATATACGATAACTTTCCCTTTGTGCATCGTCGAACTGCATGTGAGCTCGACGATGGTCAGGAACGGCTAATGTGGCGTATGAATATTGATCACGACCCCAATGCCAGGAAGCTCTTTGAAGCTGTAAAGATTCCTGTAGTTTCATCCAAGTAGATGAAGTCGTGCATGTTGGCATAACGTGTAAGGCTAGGTATTGAAGGATACTTGGTCTTATACTTGAAGTATTCAAAGTCTCCGTTACATTCCAAGATCAATTTCTTAGCTGGTAGCTTGTAGCTGTACCAGTCGGTCAACACCTTGTCCTCATCCGTATACAATGCCCATAGCTGGAATTCTTTGGTTTCAAAGAAATGCAACACACGTTGAGCCATGGCATTGACCAACTCCGGAGTAGGAGCATGGCTTACTAGGCGGAACTTAACTGCTTGCCATTTGGTAGCAAAATTCAACCACCAGAAGCAGTCATGATTTGATAACATCTTCCTTGGTGCCTGCTCAAGCAAAACTTTGATCATCTCATGGCAATTCACGACCTGTGTATGGTCTTTGACTTTTGCCAACAGCCAAGGCAACCCTTGTGTTTCAAAGTTACCATGTATCACTGAAAAGTCTCCAGTGTGATCCATATAGCTCTTGAGTGTCAAGCTACCAAAGATGTTGTCAGCAAATTCGCCTGTGACACATACATAACGATCATCCTGTATCAGTGTATGGAATTCGCTTGCATTGATCAATCGATCAGCAAATCCAGGTATGATATACTTTTCAAAGAACGTAGGATTTTCTCTCACGGAATCTTCGTTGAATGCCAAGTGTATGTGCTCTGCATGCTTGTTCCAGTCTGGGTGCATCAGCGCAAGGCATACGATAAGCGTAGAATCAATGCCGCCTGAATAGAAGATAACAATATCCTTACCTGCATCAATTTGATCTACAATCCCTTGCCATCTATCTTCGCATATTTCTCTGAAGCTACGTGGCTTTGCTTTTTCTGGAATATGATCCAGCACAAGACAGTCAACAGGAGGTATATCAATTGCCCCTGTACGATCTATCAAGCTAATTGATCCATTGAACATGCTACAGAAAGCGGCTTCCTTGGCATATTTCTGCTTGATCTCAGGTATGCTGAACAATGCCTGTGGTGTGTAATAAACAAGTTTCTGGGTCATAGTAACATATTGGTAAAGAGGTCTTTGTCGATAGCACCGTGGACCTTTTCCAATTCCTCTAAAGCCTTTGCTCGCTTGATAGCGGTCATATGTCTAATCCTTAATCTTTCCAACTTGCGCACATGTGTCATTGCATTTTCATGTTTGACTTTTATCAATCTGGCAGCATGCTCCATCTTCATTCCTGTTTCAAGGGCATAGTCTGCAACCAATCCATCATAGTAGTATACGGAGTCGTCTTTATTTTCCAGTATGTCAAGTGCTTCTTTGTACTTGCGTTCGTATACCAAATCAAGTTCTGGCATCAGGCTTTTGGCCTTGTGCCATCCATGTTCTATCCTTCCTCTAAATAGATTGAATAACTTGTGCTTGTACATGATCAACTTGCTTAGTTGTCGTGTATCGTCTTTGCGTTCAACTTTTTCTAGGTATACTGCGCGATGGCCGTTGTAACGAATACGGAAGTCAAACTGCCCCGCACGTAGCCATTCTATTTCTTCATCTTTGAGAGCAAATATTTTTGGTATGACATTGAAGTATGGTTCAGTCAGCCATTGCAACTCTTCCATGTCTTCACATGCATATACTACTTCATTCTCAATATTGGCAGCAACGCAAAGCCAACCCATTACACGATCTCCACAGGAGTCGCATTCTCATTGTGTCGCCAGGCTCTGTACCATTGACTCCAGAGACGCTTGGTTTCGCGCCAGGGTGATACAAATGGTACCAACAACAAGCAAGGATCAAACTCCCACCACTTGCCACTCACAGTAGTACCAAAGTCAAAATGCCTTGGACTCTTGTGATGATTGTTGTGCCATCCTTGTCCCCAGGCCAACCAGCCAACCAATGGCACATTCACACTCTGATCTTTTGTGTTGTAGTAGCGATAACCTGCACCCGGAAAATGACACACAGAATTTACCACGCTGTCACTGTGTAGAGAAAACATTGTTGGTATCACAAAAAACCAAAATGCAAACATAGGATCAATCGCCATCATCACTGCCAATGTTCCCCATAGTACATAATTATAATGCTTGTGATGCCACACCATGCTCTTGTCTTTGAGATATTCTATACCATACTTCAAATTGATAGTATCGTGTTTTACTTTCAACATCCAGCCCATATAGGCATGCCAGAATCCATCCTTAGGAGTATGTATGTCTCTTTCGGGATTGTCAGCATGCGCATGATGATATCCTCTATGCAGAGCGGCCCACCAAATAGCACTGCCTTGGCAACTGCATACCATTATCCAATGCATTATTGGTCGCATAAAAGGACGCACTTCAATTGACTTATGGCTGACCCATCTATGTAGTCCAACACATGCACCAAGTCCGCCAAATATCACCCAACCGGCCACAAACCAGGCGGCATACATCCAGTCCCAGCTTTGATATCCAAGATACAATCCATATACTGCTAAAATATGAAATGGTATCAAGACTGCAAAAACATAAGGCACTTGTTTTGTTGCACGATATGTTGCGATGTTATCGTCTAAGAATTGTTTTAGTTTTGTCATTTTTCGTCTGGCTCCATGCGTTCTCTACGTTTTACATACCTCCGCAGATTTACGTCAAAATTGTGTATTGCATAACCTAGCATACTATGATAAACTGGCCACGGACTACGAGTTCCAGCCGGAATAGTACACTCTACCCATGTTATATATCTCTCACGCAAGAAACGCATAATTTTACGGTAGCTTTCTTCTCTACCACCAGGGCTTGACACATACCATTCATTTATGCCAATGCTTTCGTGATAGTCGCACAATGCCATGATCATGTCGCGGAAATTACGTACCATTGCCATGTTCTTTTGATTACTGAGCACAAAGCTCAATAACCATACAGGTTGATATTGCATGCGTCGGATACCAGCTACCATCACAAGATTGCCTTCGCTGTCGTATACGCCCAGCGTTTTACGCCACTCATGTCCACCAATGTTTTCTGGAACCAAGAACAATTCAAACATACGAGAATCTGGCTGTAGTGCTACAGGGTAAGTGTCTTTGGGATTGGCATAGGTTGCCTGTGCCAGTGCTTTGATGTCATCTAGGCTAGACATATCTAGCCATTTCATATTGTCTTGCATACGCTCACCTTGCCTTGTTTCATGTTCTTTATCAATTCATGTGCACCAAACTCGTATATCCTGGGTTCAGTCGCAAATAATAGATTGGCGCATTGATGTTCTACATCTGTCCATATGTGGAATAACTTTTCTACTCCAGTGCGCTTGGGTCTTGGCTTAAACGGATATCGAGTCAATGAACCGTAAATTTCATTCTTGCTAGATGTCCATCCCATCTTGCCTGGCATCTGATCAGTTATCAATCTGTTGACCACATAGCCTTCAAGGAAAGCCAGCATGGTCTCTGGGTTATATGTATAAAAGTTGTTGTACGCTGGTATACCAGTCTTGGCAACAAACCTACGCCATACACCGTCCTGATCTTCTTTCTTCAAGAATACCCAATGCATACGATGCTCGCCTGTTTTCAACAAGTGATCCATGTCTGGTGTTTTTTCTATTTCTACTTCATCAATAGTGATCATTGGTTCAGCAAAGTTTTCAGCAACCTTGCATAGCACTTGCTGATAAAATGTATAGCTCTGATATTCTTTGCATATACGCTGCCAGTCTCCGCTTTCGTAAAATGCCACCGGATCAAAGTCCAAGTAAGTCGGTGTCAAGCCAGCAGCCTCACAAAAGCCAGTTGCTTGATCCACGTCTGCGTTGTTTAGATCGTCTTTGAATTTCACAATGACTGGTCTAAAAGGAGCACGGCTTTCCATCCAGGCCTGCAATGCGATTTCGCTGTCAAGGCCGCCGCTGAAAAATACTGCTATTGGTTCTTTGTGTTTGCGTGAAATTATCTTTGTTGTGCGTATGAGCTCACCGCGGAATGTCAATCTAGGACGTACACTATGTCCAACTGTGCTAACTGTTTGTTGCCAGTCGTCGTCTCTGAATATTTTCAAAGGATCGTTATCATACCAATACTTGATATGATTGTTTTCAGTGAATTCAAATTTATCGTAAAGGTTATTCGGAGATAGCATCAAGACCCTCCGTCAATGATTTTAGTATATCAACAGAATGTCTTCCTGTTGGTTTGATCACGCACCACTGGTTAACAAATCGAACTTTTATCGGACGAGCGATAACAACACAGTCATCCCACCAGTTGCTCCAGATTTTATCAAGTCCTGGTGCGCTACCAGAAACCTTGCGCTTGATACCATCATAGATCCACTTGTTGTAGTCATTGAATGTTAACATCATGCCAGCCATATCGTTTTGTGTTGACCACTCAAGATTAGATCCTAACAGCATGTTAGATACTACATTCTTACCTCTGTAGGGTTTCAGCACCCATGTGCGTATACCGCCAATTGACAGCAATGCTTGTTCGGTTTTCTCTACACAACTGACACCTACCACTTCTTCCTGATCATTTATCAGTATAGCAATTTCACCTTTATCAGCAGTCCAGCGTTTCTTGTTTTCAATGTTCCACAGCAAGCCTGATTCTGAATCAAGTCCCATGTTCTTGCTTGCCGGAATTTTTGGGTTATCAAGGATGATTTGCTGTACGAATCGAACCAGCAAATTGTACAAGGCAGGATCAATGGTATCACTTGACGTAGTAACTATTTTCATACTGCTATTTATGTTGGTATATAATTGCCTAGTCATCCACCCGCATCATTAGATGTAATCGGCTATCATCACCACCATTGAATGCTGTATGCAATCTTTTGGTATCTGCATACCAAATATGCCCGTCAGCTTCCATGTGTATTAGTCGCTGTTCATTGACGAAAAGGAAATATGATTTTGGATTGGTGTGTATTACGATGTGTAGTGTACGATGAAAGTCTTGATGTACGCTGTAGCATTTACGTGGAGTTAGTCGGGCAATACGAGTCCTGCTTACTTTGTATGGTAAGTTCCTTATAAATGATTCCCACCAGGTACCTTTCAACTTTGGATGCATCTCATCAAATTTTGAAAGGTCTTCGCCTCCAGGTATTGCACCTGTTCCTTCATACCAATCATCTATTCCGCCTGTTTGTAAGCATACCTGGTTGCGATCATCAAACGGAACATCGGTCAGCAGGCTCCATGTTTCGGCACGAAGCCTTGTAAGGTCTACAGTCTGTTCCAACTTACGGAACAGGAATATCTCTTCATTTTTTAGGCTCAAATAAGACATTGGTTATCCTAAAATCTCTATTGTCATTTTCATCTAATGTCCAGGCTATTACTTCAGCAACACTAGCCGGAGACATTTTGGCAGCTTCAACATTTGCACCCATTTCAGTTCCTTCTACCCAGCCTGGTCGCAACAACACAATATTAGGATAAGGCGAGCTTGCTTGCAACTGCTTGACTCCTGCATCCAATGCAATTTTATGTATTTGATATAGATTAGAAAAGTTTCTGTACATTTCAGTGATATGGCTTCCTAGTACCACTATAGTTTTATCTTTCCTGCCTCGCCATTTTGACCAAATTCGATATAACATTTCCACGTTGGCAAATCCGGCATTTGCCACAATCATTACTGTGTTATACTGGTCTAGCGCATTTACCACACGTTCTCTGGCAGTAGCCTGCTCCATGTCAAAATTTCCGTCTGATCGACTGAGCCCAGAAACCTGATGGCCATCTGCTTTCATTTTTTCAGATATAGCTTTACCTAGTGCGCCGTTGTGTCCTAATATCAATATTTTTCGCATTACTTTGTTCCTATCAACATGAATCGAGTGTAGCCGCTGCCTGCATCTGTTTTATAAGCGCCTGAATACACTATGTTGCCGAGTCCGGACTGTTGTTCAAACTCTTGTAAATCTTTGCTACATCTAATGTGTTCCTTGCACGAGAAGAAATCGTTGCCTTGTAACACAACTGTAGTTCCTGCTGGAATACGATCGAACCATCTATCGTATGTATCCTGATCAACATGTTCACAGCTGGTATTGATTACCACAGTGGGCGCATGATCGTAATGCCATTCATCCATGCTTGAAGTAAATGCTTTGAATCTCCATTGATTCATTTCATTTGCTTTGTTCATATGATCTGCTACAGGCTCACATTCAGGATCAATGTCAATGCTACGTATGAACTTGATAGGAAATGCGGCAGAATCAAATAGCATCACAGACAGTGACCCGTACCATCCGCCGAAGATGTGTATCACTTGTGATTCAGATCCTTTAAGGATCACGTCATTGAGTTGATCAACAAGCCATGCTTTGCTTTCAATCTGACCTCGCCAGAAGCAATCTAGTATGCGCTGTGTCTTATCTGGAAATTGCCTAAGTGTATCAGCAATCCACAGTATGCTTTCATTGCTGAAATGTTTGTTCATATCGTTCTTTCAACCAGGCGTAATCATTGATCATTTCAATTGTACTGTTGCTCAGTCCGTATTCTTTTCCTGCGTTGGCTCCAGCAAGTATTGCCCTACTATATTCACCGGTAGCAGTTGTGGTCCAGATGTTTAGTTTTTCTTCAGACACGGTGACACTACCATGTGATAGTTTTGCACATTCTCTAAAAGCGCCTCGCCAGGCAGTCCAGTTACTGGCAGCAAATCTGTTTTCGCATGCTACCCAATCAAGTGGCATAATGCAAGAAGAGATACCAGTGGTTACATCCACAGAGCCTACATGATCCAGAGTCAACTGCTTGGGCAACAGCTTGAGTCCGCCGTTACCGTATTTTAGTCCGTTGTAGGGATTGATACTGCTCCAAACAAATACACAATCAGATATTTCTTTATTGTTGTATGGGTATGGCAGATAGATAGTATCAAACCATTCAGCAGTAAAGTTCCAATCATCGTGTATCCATGCATCGCCATCCACTACAAAGAAAGAGCTGGTAGAGCTTTGTTGTGCTGCCGCCTGATGTGCCTGTAGTATGCCTTTGACCCCGTGTATCCTTCTTGCACCAGGTGCAAATTTCAACAGGCGTTGCCAATTGACTTCTGCATCTGGTTCGTCATAACTGATAAAGAATATATCATACATCAGAAGCCATCCACACCTTGTATGACTTGATCTTCTTTAATCATTGGTCCTAGTCTGTTGGGATTGATGTAGCTTTCTTTGAAGAATCTTGAACCATTCTCATCAAGCTCGGCAATTGACAAGTTTGCTTTGGTGCGTAGCTCTGTGCCAAGAAATTTAATATCATTCTTTAGTGTTTCAATATTCCATTGCCAACCTGTGGCTTTGCAGATTTCTTTGCCACCTGCAAAATCAGGTTGAACTGTATTGAACCAATGTTCATCGTGCCATTCAAAGTCACGCACATCAACGTAGTTGAATGTCTTATCAAACAATGTACGCATGGTACCAAGCCGTGCTCCATACATGGCCCATAGACCGTTTTCGGCATCAGCACCAACACTCTGCCAGACCAAAAGTCTACGCAGATTCTTGGGATGCACACGCTGTCGCAGTTCGCCTACGCTGACAGGTATGCCGCCAGCTAGACACATCTTGACTCCTTCTCTGAATCCGGCACGGAAGGCTTGATATGCGCTGCCATTGTTGTATGTCCAGCAGTACACATTGTTCATCTGGTGGTAGTGTATATCCCAACAGAAGTCTACTTGTGCGCTGGCAGCTTCGGCGGCTTCGTGTGTTTTCATGCTCATCACCACACTCTTAGGCCAGAGTTTGATACCGCCATTGCCATATATGAGCCCATTGACTGCATTCTTGCCTGCCCAGCTGATTACATCAGTGGGTCCAACTTTGCTCATGTCCAGTTCAATGTTGAAGAAGTCGTCCCATACCACATTGTCTGCATCTATGGTGATGAATCGTTCAGTGTCACTGAGTGCGGCAGCGGCTTTGTGACAAGCATCGCTCCCCTTGACTCCATGACTGCGTTTGGCCCATGGAGCCTTGGTCAAGAGATCGGCAAAATTTGCATCAGCATTGGGTTCATCGTAGCTGATAAACACGATGTCAAATTCATTAATTGGAGTTAACATACTCAGAGTCCTTCATGTATATCTTAATATACTGGTTACTTGTCAAAAAGTCAAGATTATCAAAGTCTAATCCTTTAAGATGTCCTGTGTCAATTCTGAATGACTTTTTGCTTGAAATCATATCAATTGGTATGTTGATATTGCCAATCAATGCATCTGGGTGCTCACGCTGTGTGATCCAAATTTTAATGTTTGATTGGATGTTGTAGTTTGCTGGATCATTTATTGTGCTATCACATATCAGATGCTCACCGTGCATGCGGAAGTTAAGATGCGCATAGTCTTCTGACCGAGATGCAGGGATCACTCTTGTGCGATTGACACGTACCACTCGTTCAATTTGATTTTCTTGCCAAGTCCACGAGTAGGTACAGAAATTCTTATGGCTAATGACTTCGATATCGTCAAGATTGCACTCGGCCAGCCAGTCTGCTTTTTCTTCCATCAACTCATCATTGGTAATGTCAAATTCAAATGAGTGTTTGGCCAACAGATATCCAGTGTTCTTATCTCTAATAAAGAACTTGATTGCCTGGCGCTGGCTGTGGGCAATCTGATCTTCATTGCCTTTTCTAAACATGTTGATAAATGCATCGTGGTTTACAATCAATTCGCATTTCTTTTGATTCTTATAGAAGCTGAGTGCAAACTGGCTGGAGATATCATGTTCTGCCACATAATCAATAAACTGTAGCTCATGCGTTTCGCCCAATAGGTTCCCCCATTCGGTGATATGCATCAATCTTTTTACTTCTTGCTCCGGGTCATACCCTATCAGATATTCTTTGATTGCAACATCGCCGCTGAGCAGTTCGATACACACATCTGATTCCGATACAATGAAGTTTCCTTCGTCGCTGTGAGAATTTGGTGCAATGCCTGTTATTTTTCCTGTGACACTATCATACCATATGCTAAATTTTTCCACAGCATTCCTAGGGCGAAACAAAAAAGAAATATCTACATCGTCGGTCACAGGCTTATTTTTTCTAGCCATGCTTCAACCTTTGCTATATAGTCACCACTCAAATAAACTAGTCCTTGCTGTCTAAAATTTTCTACTCGTATGTGCGGAGTATCTTTGGTAACCCACCAGATATCAAGCCAGTTGTACCAATCTTTGCTGACCCAGTTGCTGTCTCGAGCAAAATCTCTTCTGCTAAAATTGCGATAGTTGAGTATGTCTGTTTTAGAACATTCATCGTCGTTTGTTTGGCATACAAAGCTAATGACATTGTCTAGTGTCAGTTCTTTCATTGCACCGTCGCTTATTTCTCTACCAATGCTTTGCCAAGCAAGTGAGTATTCTTCAAGGGCTTTGAAAAATGATCTAGACATGTCGTCCTTGTTAAGGAACAGGCACTTGGTACTGATAATGGGCCAGCCATGCTTGGACATTGACTTTTGCGCATTCCATGTCAATGCCGTATCCACATTGTGCTCTCTAAAGTCTAACACACTCTTAGAGATGTATACTCCAGATGTCAAATTACGTGTAACAGCATTATGTATTGGAGTAAATGAAAAAAGATTTTCATCAAGGTACAGTATGCTATCTCCCTGTATCAAAGGCAGCGTTTTAGCCAGGAAGCTGACAGCATTGTCATTTTCTTCTCTTGCTTCATATATGTGATCAAATAGTTTTATGTTAACGCCAAGGTCTTTTGCTGAACCACTCAGCACTAGATTGATTGTGCAATCTTTATTCAGCAGTCTCAGCAGTCGCGTGTTGGCTTCAACTGCACGATATCGATCTTTGATGTTTTCTCCATTGATGACAAACGCAATGTTTAGCATACTGCCTCCATGGCCTTTTCCCAATGTCGCAACAGTCCTCGTTTGTTCATGAAGTGTACGTTTTCATCCTGTATCCTGACTGCAAGATTTTTCCAGTTCTCATGACGATCGTTGCTTAGAAACAACCAACCATTTTTGTCTGCGGCGGCAAGATCATCTTTACCATCCATGTAACGCATTGGCTGGTTGGAAATACGAGATGCCCACTCTTCGCCTGTTTGTCCTGCAAGCAGATGGCAAGCAATACTTACAGCATAGTCGGTGCGGAATAAGGCTCCCGGAAACTTGTAGGTGAACTTGTAGAATTCATAGTTCTCTTTAACATGTTCCCACAGATCAAAGAATAGCTGTGCATGTTCATCTTGCTGCCAGTATACTGCTGTACTCCACCACATCTTGATGCCAAGAGGATGTAGGTGCTGTTCATAATGGTGAGGAGGAAGGCCGCGCAAGTCCATTGCTTCGCCAAACATCGCAACGCTGGAATCAGTGCCAAAAATATGGTCGAGATTGTTGTTACCAATGATGTAGTCTACATCTATCAGCAGGCTTCGCTTGAAAGGAGTTTTGTGGAATACTGAATGCTTGTTGGTGTTAGAGAACTGAGCCTGGAATTGATTCCAAGGACTATCGTAGTGTGTACGAATATTCTTTTCGTGTGCAACATCTTCCACAATGATGTGATCAAATGCCCGCAGAACAAGATCTCTTGGCAAACTCTGTTGCATCCAATCCAGCGTGCCTTTATCGGTCATCAATGCCACCTGGTTATTCATCATGTGTTTCTTTGCACTTAATGCTGCCAATAAAGCCAAACGGATGTAGTCTATTTGCTCATTGTTGTAGGCAAACATGAGGATACCAGTATCCTCATGCGGCTGTGCTTGAGGATTCTGATTGGTCATTGATTGTCTCTGTTTTTTCTACTTCTTGCGGAATGTCTACTATTTTTTCAATGGTTCTAGCACGTTTGATTTTTTCATTTTCAGCGTGTAGAAGATTCATTGCTTTGGCATGTCCATCAACCATTTTCCTGTGCAGTGATGGAATGTCTTTGACCAGTATTGGTTGATCGTTGGAATCGTTAAGAACGTATTGTTCTGTTCCGTTTCTAATGAGGTAATCTAACCAGAGTATTAGCTGTTCTGTTGAACGGAACATACCACCTGAATCGCTTACCAGCTGGATTGCTTCAGCTCGTAAACGTATGTTCTTTTTATGGGTAGCAAGAGTTAGCCGGTAGTTGCTATACTCAATGGCTTCTTTGAGTCTTTGGTCCATGTGTCCTCACGATGATTTATATACGCAGTTATTTATCGCTACGTAATCACCAGGTGAGTATCATGATCCTATAAATTCACCAATCAAGTTAAGTTCTGGCTCTGGGATGATCAATGTGGTGCTGGGGCGCGAGTTATCAACTGGCTTGCGCCTACTGATAAAGCATCGGGTGGTTCCATTTACAACTTTTTCGCCAACTGCATTGTTTGTGTTGTCTAATACAACTCTGAATCGTACCACGTTTTTCGGAGTTCCAACCAGCTTGCTGTATATGCGCATGTAAAGTGGATCTCCATAGCCGCCATAACCACCATAGCCTCCGTATCCGCCATAGCAGCCATATCCGCCATATCCGCCATATCCGCCATAGCATCCACCTGTTTGTATTGTTCCAACCAGCTGATATGAATCACTGGTTAACTGTACAAAAGGCACATTGCCATTGGTATAATGTGCAACGCCGCTAATGCTTAATCCATTAACCCCGTATGATACAATGCCGGCCCTGTAGAACATGTATTGCCAGTCTCTATAGCCTTGCCCGGCGCCATTTCCTGCCATTTCAAAATCCATACGTATAGTGGATCCTGAATTGAAAAAGTGTCTAGCTTCATCGTAATTGGGAAAAATAGCATCAAATGTCAGCACGACTTGGTTGCGCCAATTGGTAGTGCGCGATGCTGTGCCAATTTGTAAAATAGATGCACGTGCTGGACTCAGTGTGTTTGGCACTGTGAGCACATTGGTAGCATAATCATTGATAGCATTATAGTATGCTGTAAGGATCTTTTGATTCTCTGGCAACTGCCTGTCCAATTCAACATTGGCTAATCCTGTGTTTTCTACAGCAATGTTAAGACGATCAATCAACTGGTTGAAAGACTGCGCGGTGATTTTGTCACCTACATCTTTGTTTGTTGTGTTACCGCCGCCCCAGCCGTATTTCAATCGTGTTCGTACCGCTGGGTCCGTGCTGGGCCCTTGGTTACGAAAAAGATCCGCATAGACCTTGTCTACTTTAAGTCTGGCGTCATCGTGTAACTGAGCCAGTATCTTGTCGCCTTTGAGCGCCATAGTTACCTAACTCCAATAGTTGCTTCAACCTTGCCTTCTCCAGATGAATCTTTGTTTCCTAATGCTCTACCAAATACAGCATCAGGATCATCACCTGTTTTCATTGAACGTGCAACGCCTGCAAGTTCGCTGGATACCAGCTTGTCACCTTTTTTAACTTCACCAATCACACGTACAGGTATACGACCTTTAAGTGCAACTGGTACTCTGGTTTCGTTTATGCCAATCCTACTACCAATCAGCAATGCTGGATCAGTTGATACAACACCAAATATATCTGCATCTGCATCAGTTGTTACAACAGTTACTTCAGACTCGCCGCCAATCTTGATCAGTGTGCCGGCCATGTAGTTCTTGTCACTGCGATACATTTCTGCCAAGTCAGCAAACTCTGCTTCAACAGCAATACCACGGAACTTGAAGCCTGTGCGATTTGTCAGCTGTAGGCCTTTGCCAATCTGTGGGAATTCTGCTGTCAGTAGGCCAACAGTATCTTCTAGCTTTTCATCTGGATGTGGAGTATATGGTCCTTCTCCTGAGAAGATTGCCATCAGCTCGCCGCTCATGATGACTTTAATAGCATCATGCAGGATGGAATTCACGTCCTTGATGCGCACAAATTTAATTGTGGTTGCGCCGCTTGGAAAGCCAACTGGTTGATGCTTGGAACCATCCCAGATCCACAACTGCTTGATATCAGTCTGATACCAGAAGTCGCCTACCCTGCGGGTGTTTCCAGTTGGTTGGTTGATCTGCGCTACCAACTGTCCTAGTTCTTTCCAGTTGCCCTGTGAATCGTATACCGAAATACGATTGGTAACTGGATTAAACCATAACTGTCCGGCGATAGGATTTCCAGGAGCTGACGCTGAACTAAAATGTTCCATCATGTGAACCAGGTCTTCAGCGACAATTTCACCGTATCCAGCAAAATTCTTACCTAACAGCTTGATAGATGTACTAGTATCTAGGTCACCATCTGGAATGGTTACTAGTAATGTGCCATTGCTTTTGTTAATGTCGTAAGCCATATGTTATTTCCTCGTTCTCTTATTTAATCAACCTGCACGTATACGCAAGGTGTATATAACTTGCAACAAGCGGTTAGCACTTTTTTGTACTGGGTGGAAGATCACATGTGTGATCAACAACCCTGTACCCAGCGAACCAGATGCGCTTTTTATCTTTAGCCCTAGCTCGTCAAATACGAAAGAACCTTCCATATTTGTAGCAGTATCTTGTACATCTTGCGATGTGCCAGCTAGATTAAACGTAGTGTCACCTGTAATTGGCTCATCATAGTCAATGGTACAAGTTACTATCAAATCAGTGTAGTTCAAGCCATTTACGTGTGTTACGTTTGTCTTGTTTAGATTTGGGTCAGTGTTGTTGACAAAATCATCTTCGTCAACGACTTTGAAAAAAGTAGCATTATAAAGCTGTTCGGCTTGCCCATTGACATTAGGAGGACGATAGCTAACAGCACCAGTGCTATCGATTACTGTTCCACCGTTGCCAAAATGCATTTCGGATACAAAATACCCGGTTGTAAAGTTACCTGCCAACAGGTTAGCAATAGCAACGGAAATGTTTTCAAAGTTAACGGCATTGCGCTTGTTCACAAAGACTTCACCAGAATCTGGATCCCAGATCTTAATGTGTCCTTCAACTAGCGCATCCAAAGTGTCTTTTATCATGCTAAATCCTCTATCTCATATTTATGTGTTGATTACCGTTGTACTTAATCATTTTTTTACGCTGGAACAAAATAGCCGCGTCCTTCTTTCAAGAAAACTGCTTCTCGGGTGGTGCTGTTCAACAATGTTAGCGTTTCTTCGTTCCATTGCGGATACAGCGCATTTTGCCAGTTTTTCAGCTCACTAGGTGTAGGAACTTGGTTTTGCTGTCCACCATCGTACACCCTACGACCAACAGTTTGAGGTAGTACAGGTGTTCCTAGTGTACCACGTACCAGTCGCTTGATTGTGTTTCCGTCAATTTCCCAGAACTCAACACGCTCACGAGCGAGCCATACTACTCCTGGCTTGCCGTTTACTGGATCTGGTCGGGTCAATACCGATGCATCATCTAGCTGTATTTCAGTGGCAGTTTCATTTGCTGTTGCTGTGACTGTAGTAGATGCCGCGTTGTTGTATCTGTAAACTGTTGTTCCGCCCAGGATATCCATATGATATCTCCAGGCCACTGTGCTGTTATTTACAATCCTGCCGCTGGCATTGTTTATCACACGTATTTCCACGCTTTCGCCTGGGCTCAACGCTACCATTTCTTCTGGCCAACGATCCCATTCAGGCTGATAGAAAGCATTACCATCTACGATTGCCTGTAGTGCTTCCGGCTGTACACCAAAGCTATGCCCTGCAATGATTGTGTCAATCAATGCTTCGTAGCCTGGCTGTTCCATATCCCACAGATAGTTTTTCATGCGAGACACACGCTCGCCAGTTGCTGGTAGTAATCCTTCTGCTGTGAAGTCAAAATCCCAAGGATTACGATCCCACCCTTCCTGCAAATGCCCAAACGGATGTCCGTCAATGTAGTAGCCTTGCCATGTTTGATCACCATGGCGGCCATAACGCATGACAATTTTACCAGTGTGTGAATCTTCAAACGACACTTCAACATTGTCTTTGATCTGATCTACTTCGGTTTGATTCAATATCTTTGTATGGTATGGCTTGACTTCATTGATGAAGTCTGTCAGAACATTGTCGTCGTTACGCAAATACTCCTTGCGGAAATATGCCGTTGCTGCCAGTGGTTCAGTGCTGACTCGCTCAACGTCAACATAGCTGGACTTTCTGATCCAATGACAAGATGGATTCTGGCGCAGTACTTCTTTTGCCAATGCAAAGAAAACAACATTGTAATGCACTTGAGCTGAATCAACAAACACATCTTCTCTAAGAGCTGTTATGATTTCAAACAGCTCTACAAAAGGATAGGCATCCCAGCGTAGACTATCCCATGGACTCGCATCCCATAAATCCTGCGCCTTGGCCAGATCAAATAATTTCTTGCTCAAGTGTATAGTGCCGTTTTCCTGGAATACCAGCTTCCAGCCATCTACTGATTTTTCCCAGACATTTTTAAGTTGTTGTTCGCCTAGCAATACTTCTACATAGTCCCCGACTTTTGCTGTGCTATAATTGTATAACTCGGTTCCTGTAGTCAATACTGCTACTGGAATCTTGTTGCTATCAAAACTAGAATCTGCGTAGTCAACATAATCCCAGTAGGTAGAAATATCATATGAGAAAGACGGGTCGTTGGTTGCAATGACTCTGCTCAGTCTGTTGTTCCATCCAACAATGGATGTTACATTTACTTTGGCTAATTCTCTATTGGCAACATTTACAAATATACGAATAGCTTCAATACGATCATTTAACCAGCTTTGCTGTGTTGGTCGTATTTCGTTGCCATAACGATTGTACTTGTGCCTGCTGTAATCAGGAACACTCTTTCCTTGTATCTCTGAAATCTTGTCTGCTTCAACTAAGCGGAAATCCCAGAGACGCTGCCATGGTTGTGAAGCAAACGCAACAAAACTACCATCTTCAAATGCCACATCAGATGCCAGGAAGTCTCTAAATGCACGATAGTAATTTCCGTCGTATCTTACAACTGCACCACGGCCATAGTTGGTTCCAATTTGATAATTGCTCACGTCATAGATAGTTTCTGACTGATCTTCGCCAATGATACTGTCTCGCATGCGGATATGCAACCAATCAGACACTGTGGATGTGATGTCATTTTCTTTCATCAACAACCACTGGTCATGTGAGTCACTATTGCCATCAGTTTCGATTCGTAGCACAGCACCTTTTTTACCCAGTAACTTGCCTACACCGCTCAACAATATGGCATTTTTCTGCAATCCAGCAAACCACATCGCACCGCTCACACGTGGATTGCCAACAACCGATGCAATCTGTGTCACATTGAATTTGTTTGATGTCAGCGGAATGCCCGCAGTTGCACGGGTGTAAACCTGTGCCGATGAAATGCTTGTGGATTTTTGTGCTACTGATTGGATATTGGTTCTTGTTGAATATGTGCGATCCATACCCGATACCCAGAAATAGTAGAACGTGCGTAGCACACCCTTCTTGTCTTTTTCTTCACGCTCGCACCAGAAGTATTTGTTTTCTCCGTTGACTGTTTTATGATAAGGTGTACCAGTAACTGATTCAAAGTCAACCAAGAATCCAGTACGTGCTGACTCAACCCATTGTGCAGGAGGGATGACGCTTTTTACCCATTCATATATTTGTACTGTGCTACCTGGGAACTGTTTGCCCCACTGGAATGCTTTTTCTCTAGTCCTGCCTTGATAATAATCATAGTAACGTACAGCACTCAGATCCCACCACACTTCGCCCTGATGTTCGTCAAACCATGCAAATCGAGGACGTACACTATACCCTTCCTGATCCTCTAGGTCTGCATTGGTATAGCTGGCAGGGTCATCATGTTCTTTCCAGTTTATAAATGTGTCTACGTATGCTGGTAATACCCCAGCTGCTGGATCATATGGATTTAGTGTTGCCAGCACAGTATTTGTTTCGTAGTCAACGATTTCAACATTGGTAATACGACTGTGGTCAACAATGTCGCCTAGTGCTCGATCAAATATAAACGGAATGTGATTGAATGTGCCAGCACGTTTACCAAATGAGTTCACAGTATCCAGCAATGCTATCGCATCTGAATCGCGCTTGAGCCTGGATGCATATCCCATTGCTACCATCATTAGTTCTCTCGACGAGAATGGCTTTATGCCTATCATGTGGTATTCAACTAATGGATTTCCGTCGGCATCTTCAGTATCATTTTGCAATGCAAACATACCTGTACCGTTGTAATCCAATAGCACATTCCTGTTGGCATAGATTTTTCCTCTAAAGAACCAGGAGTCTTGTGCAAACAAATACTGATAATCAGTATACGACCAGATTTTCTTTGCAATCTTAGCAAGGTCTAATGTAGTAGCCGAACCGTTGGTTGTTGAATCAACTTCAGCAACAAATGCAATGCACTCGTCGGCAAACATGGTATTGATTGCTGCCGCGGCCAGTGTGCCGCTGGTGTAAATTTTTTCTGCTAATACCCATGCACAGTCATTGAACTGACGGAATATGATTCCGTTCAATGCTTCTGCTACAGTAATTGATGGAAGGTCTGTTGGCAATACTGTTGGCCCAGTCACATTCAATGCTGCCAAGCTGACTGGACAGGTGTCCGTCAATGCAAGGGTGCCAGCATCCAGTTTCATGAATGTGGCAAGCAATATACCGATTGCAAACAACCATGGCATATTTTCTTCGCCACTTGCTTGCCACTGATGTAGCACATTGTCAGCATTAAAATCGTAGAATACCAAGCCTCTGTTGTCAGATGGAATATCATTGTTTGTGAATAAAGAATAATTTCCCTTATAGGTATACGCACTGGGCTCGTTAACACGATCATCAATATAAGCCATCTGACCATTGGCCCATTCGTAGCCTGGATCCAATATACTGGCATTCATTTCGTCTACTGTGTAGAAATGAGTGTGTTTGACTACAAAAAGTTTTCCGTCTGCAGATGTGTTTCCAGGTGGAAATTCTGGAACAACAAAGTCTAGAGGATTATATTTCAACTCAATGAAGAATGATTCTGTATCTCTGATGGTGGTTACTTTGTAGTATCCGTTGACATCTTTCTTCTCTGTGCTTAGTATCAGTACCCAGTCTCCAACTGACAAGTTATGCTTGACGCCTGGAAGCATTTCACATAATGGATGATAAGGATCGTCAAACGTGCCAGCGCATAGTTCTTTGATACCAAGATTCTTATCCATGGTTTGTAGCACAGTCCAGTCTTTAACATCATTGGACTCTGGTGTTTTGTTTGCTAACCAAATGCTTGGCAAATACAGTTCTTCAATGGCCAGCCAATCAGCCGGATCAAATGTTGTTTTGGCCAAGTGTGAGTAATTTGCTTTGTACAGCTGACCTTTATATCTCACACGATCTCCTTCATCGTATGGCAACTTTGTTGACCAGCTTTCAATAGCAGACATTTCTCCAAGTATGTCATCAGCAATGTCAATTTCATACAGCTGATCCACATCCATGAACTTGTAATCAGTTTCTATGCGATCTGGAATACCAGCTTGCGGCAAGTCTGTTTCTCTAACTGATTTTGATCGTATAGGCAACTCAAAGTCACGTGGGTATTTTACCCAACGGCTGTCGTTTGGTCCCAGCAGGTCAATGATGTTATCTGCTGCCTTATCAACGTATGTTTCGTAATAGGTGTTTTCCCTAAATGGCGGTATCACACGCACAGTTATCAGATCCAGTAGTGTCTCTCTAGTGTCTGCGGGGATTTGAATTTCCCATGTGGACTTTTCGCCAGTAGTGCCAAAATCTCCCATACGGAACATCCAATTTTCTCGTACGGTGATACCTGGGGGTACAGACAGTGAGGATGATGACAAGTCGCCTAAAATTCCTTTAGTAAATTTGTCGATGATATTTGGTGTACCTTTTCGTCGCAGGCTTCCTGCTTGGAATTGGTCAATGGTATCTTTACTGAACCCAGCTGCCAGCAATGCATCTTCTGGACGCGATAGTCCCAACTGACTTTTCTTTAGATTGCGTATCCAAGGATTAGAACTACGGTTTTCAACAGTGATATAGTCATCACCAATTTCTCTTGATATAGTGTCAAGATTTGACCCAATACCAGATTCGCCTATCAAGTAACCATGTCCTTCTGGACGACCATTCCAGTTGGTTGTGCGTTTGCCTTGCGCACGTAGTCTAGGAATGATCAATCCAAACAAGTAATCATTGATCTGATCATTGAAAATAGTAGTGTCATTGAAAACAACAGCATGGGTATATTCTTCAAGGCCGCAACGCACAAAGTATATGCCAATGCCTGGGCGGCTCTTGATAGTGGTTTCTTCGTCTTCTCTTACCACTTCAGTGTCTTTGAAATCAATTCGTCGGCTATTTTCATCCAGCAAATAAGTTCTGCTCAAGAACGTGGTGTCAAGACGACCAAAGAATCGTGTGGAATGTGACAACACAAGATTTTGTGCTGCCGGGCTTAGTGCAATTTGAGTATTTGCCTGCCAGCGTGTCTGACTCCAGGTTGCAAACTCCCGTGCGCTATAACTCCAATCAAGGATGTCATCCTGTGTTGGCGCAGTATCCTCAAACTTCCAGCCTTGAGACTCAAGGTAATGTCCATAACCCAACAAGAAGTTGATCACTTCCTGCCTTGTCATCAGCACAGTACCATAGTCAAGATATGATATCACAGTCTCAAAGGTTGTGTACTTTTTATATGTGATACTTCCTACTTCAACTGGTATGCTTGGGCCGCTGGCCTTTACTGCATAGTAAGGAAAATAAGTTGATATGTTATCAAAACCCTGGATCCTATATCCGCCTGCATCATCTACGATCACCTTGACACCGCTGTAGGTTAGCACAACGCTGGGGCTGGTATTTTTCAAGCTGATCGCATAATCTTCTTGTGGAATACGATTGCCTTTTTCTTGTTCAATTAAAATATCTGCCACGAAGTCCAAGCTGGTCGCATCAAGGAATCCATTGGCAGTCCATTGCAACCTACTCTTGACATTACGGATCTCACTGATAATACTTTGCAAAACGTCCGCGCTTAGACTGGATGCTAATTCACTGATCAGCATGCCAAATCCTGGTACAATGTCTGCGCTTGTTTCTCTATGTTGATTTGCTGTGGCCCATGCTACTATCTTTTGATTGGTTCTATCAACATTGAGTGTGTTATCAAGTATGCCTGGAACAAGCCTAGGGCCTTCCCATACTGATTCCAAATACTCTGGGCCACCAGATAGCAATAGCCAATTTGCATAAGAGAACGCAAACTCACTGCTTCTACGCCATGCAAGTTCCTGTGTGCCGATGTTGCCAAATGTCCAATCATCGATTGTTGCATCACTAGTAGTAATAGTGGTCTCGTCATACCAACCAGCCGCAACTGGATTGCGTAGCGTTCCGTCGGTATCTACTGGCAAGAAAGGTGCATCAGGTCCTGTCAGATATTCTATATCATGCTTGATAGAACTGTTTGTATCAACATCTGGAAATGGCGTGTTGCTCCTATTGCCAATGGTCAATGCCGCAATCAATCTGACTCGTTTAACAGGATCAGTCCAGCTGTACATCGAATCCCAGTTGCTTGGCTTGCGAGCAAACCCCAGCATTTCCCAAGGATGTGTGTCTGGTCGGTCCGTGCCATACACATGTCGATATATGTCTCTCCAGCTGCCATAACGATTTCCATCAACAGCATCAAATACAGAATAGTTATATGTCAGTGGGCGGCCAATTATATGACCAAGGTTTGGTGTTTCCACAATCTTGTGCTCGTTTGACCATGTTAGCCAAGCATCTTCAAGATAAGAGTTCAGTTCTGCTCTGTTATACCAAGTCTGACGCATCTTTCGAGGCTGGTGCTTGGCCAATAATATCTCTGCACGTTCGCCACGTGCTTTACCAATGCTACTGGCAACACGACGCTCAAATTCCAGCAACATGTCATCGCGGAAGTCACCCCAGGCTGGTGTCAAACTGCCATCGTGTCCTTGGATGAATAACACGTCTGGCCCTTGATATGTGGTATCAGTGTAGTACTCAGGATGATACCATGGTGTGATGCCCATCTTGGCAGGTGTTGGCGGTACATAACTCACACGTGTTTTCTTGAATACACAGATCTTGAACTGGCACGGAGTGTCAAACTCTGCAGAAATATGCACAGTCTTTGCGGTCTGGTCAATGTCGTAATCTTTTGTGTATGTTAGTATGCGCCAGGCTGTGTCATTGTAATTCTTATAGTAAACGTACACATGATCTGTTGATATTTCGCCAAGCTCTGCTGTACTTGGTATCTCGCACTCATAATCCACAAAAGAAGCAGCCAGGCCGCCATTTAATATGATAATTGGTGGAGTAGGGTCGGCGTCTTCACCGTCAACAATATCAACCACTGTTGGATCTGTATCGTCACCATCAATCTCCAACTGCGCCGTGGAATCAGCAAAGGTGTAGATTTTTTCAGCGTCAGGTGTACCCCACATGACCATGTGGCTGTGTGCATATCTAAATGATTCGTTTCGTCCCACAAATATGTCTGACAATGCTTTGTCAACGGATGCCTGTACATTTGAAATATCTTGGTCCAGGTATAGTCTTTCAATTTTTTGTATGAACTTCAATTTGAAATTAGCATAGGCTTTTCTGGCATCTTCCAGCAAGGGAAATGCTGAACCTGTTTCGCCCGAGCGCATCATCCAGAAGTATCTATTGGCAGGGGAGTCATGCAATAGTATGTTGTTGCCCGGCGATGTTCTGGTTTCTGTAAACATCCAGTCGTTATCACCAAATGAATTGTTGTACCCTTCGGCTTCGGCAAATCTAGGATATTGCGAATTTGCATGGTAGGTATCTACAACAAATCGCGGAATCAATGTCTTGGCGATTGACGAACGGAAATGTTCAAAGAACTGGCCGTAAGATCCTTTCGATACTATTTCATTGTATGGATTTTTAGACAAGTTTGAAATGTCAACATTGCGATTAACTGATGTCAGCATGCTGCCGTTAGTAACCACGTCAACAATATCTCCGGATGCAAGCCCAAGTACTTTTATGCCTAGCACAGGTGTGGTGTATGCATCTACACCGCCTTCATATGCTATTCTCCACTGGCTGGGGTCTTGTTCTTTGCCATTTACCAGCACACGTGGATGTCGGATGTCATCACGACGCCTACCAACCACGCGAGCTATGTTATATCTTCCTTCTCCAATTCGCCATTTGATTATGTAATCTCCTGGGCGGCAGTCTTGTGGATCATAAGATACTTTTTCATCAAACAAACTGGCAGGTAGTGGCACTTCAACATCAGTGGTATCAATGAACACAACTCCGCGCTGGTTTGCCACACGCAATCTACGTCCTGTATAGTTAAAGATTTTACCATTTTTTATCTTTGAAACGATGATGTCATCATACCACTCTTGCGCCGGACGATCTGAATACACTTCTTCCACTAGGTAATCTTTGTAACCATCTGTGCTCAATGTCATTGGCATGGCGATGTTCCAGGTGTATGTTGGATCAAATACCCATTGTTCGCCGATCAATGACAAAGTGCCAGAGCTATCAATTATGTCATCTGTGACTGTGACCGAGTACTCTTTCTTGACAGAAAAACACTCGCTGATGGGTTCCCATCCAGCATTGTACTTCCAAATTGGATCAATTACTTTGTCAATGTTCCATTCTCTAAAGTAACTGAAAGAACTGATATCTCTAAGAGCATTGACCGGTACGCCTTCACTTCTTTTGTAGATCTCAGCAATGTAGTTGGTAAAAGATATTGCACCAATGTTGTTGGCCAGACTATTCTTGTAACTGCTATCATATGCAATCGACAGATTTAATTCTCGGTCGTATGTGGTTCCTTTGGTATAGCCAAATATTTGGCTACCGCTGAATGCCGCAACATCATACTGTTCAATCGGGGTTCCGTTACCATCAAACAATCTAAACAGTGGTGCTTGTCCCCTGACTTCTAGTTGCTGGGCTTTTACCCAAGATGTACCGTTATACCAATATGTCAGACCAAAATTTGGTCCATCTAATACCAATACAGATGCACCTGTTACAGGCGCCGCGTCACTGGCAGGTATGAACTCAACTCCAAAGTCAACTCCGGTAGCAATGAATGTTTTATTCTTGATCGCTGGGTCGCCGCCAAGGAATATCACTCTTGCATTTTCTGGTACAGGTACTCCGTCAATTACCGGGTTCACTATGCCATTGAGGCCGTTCAATGAGCTAACACTATCAGTTAACAATGTCACATGCTTCTTGCCAAGGTGGCCGTGATTCCACATGTCTATGTCAGAATAAAACTCAACGATTGGCCTTGCGGCACGATCGTTGATGTTCAATACATCACCATCAGCGATGTCCAAGAACCTGGCTACTTCAAACGCAGTTTGCTCATGTATCCAGCGATTCGTACGACTCCATACATTGTAGTTGGCGCTACCCATTGCAATGGTAACATATTGCTTTCCGCCTGGTGTTAACACATCTGTGTCCCAGCGATTCCTGTCCCAATTCTTGTTGTCCCATGGTAGTGGCGCAAGTATGGAAATCAAGCTCAACGGATTTGCATATAGCTCAAATGGCAGTAGCTTGATACTTGATCCAACCCCAGACACGATATAATACTTTGGATCCGTGCTGTCGGATGGAATAGTTAGATACTCAGTTGACTCTTCCCATATTCCTAGATCTCTCTGTACGAAATATATTTTCATACCATTGCGCAATGTCAGCTTGCGGCCATTGGCTTGAGTGTTTGTGACATAGTAGGCTTTGCCTACTATATCTGTGCCGATGTTGACTATGTCCAGTTCGCCATCATCGTTGCGCCCTGCTTCTAGTGCAATGGTTGGTAGATCAAACGGAAGCCAATAATAGTTCTGGAAATTTACAAACTTGTCTGGATCAATCTTGGGGGAAAAACCATAGGTTTTTCCAGTGAGCTGTTTTGCATCCTTGAGAGGAATATTTTCTCTGACGGTGAGTTCTTCTCTGATGTCAACTATGTCACCTACCACTTCGCCAGCTGTAATTCCCATCTCATAACGATTGCCGTTAGTTAGGTATATATCTGAGGCTCGTCGTAGTTTGCCATTAGCACTACCAATGTATCCATCAAACGATTCCAGCGTGCCTTTGCTGGTCAGGTCTCCCAACAAAGCATTGATATACTTTTTGTTACGAGTTGTCCTGTGTACACCTGGCAGTAGACCAGATACGTTTACAGTCGCTGGCGGCACCTTACTACTACCTGGATAGGTTTGATAAGACGTTGTTATCTTTTTATTTTTGCTAGCCATGTCAGTTGTTAACCCTGATGTTTGTTTCTGTAATCGAAGAAATAATTTCTATGTTATCTGCGGTAGCAACATGATAAAATATTTCATCTTCGTTTGGTGTGATCTGGAATAGGTTACCAAATCTTGCTGCTTCTACTGTTGGCACAATGACCACGCTGGCAATATTGCCCGACAACTGTTTATGTATGAATGCTGCCAACTCAGTATAATAAAATGTCTCACCAAATTCCCAATTACTTGGAAGGAAGTACTCATCCATTGCTTTGAGTATGCGACTCTTTATTTCGTTATCACTGATCCTGGCGCCGGACATCTTTACCACTTTGAGAGTAGCACGATATCTGCTGTCTGCCAGCTCACCGAATAAATTCAAGAACTTTCCTGAGTGATAAATGATTTCATCGCTCACGCTCTTGTGTGAATTTAATGTCAAGAAACGCTGTATAAGATCATCGCTGGTTGGTTTTTCTGGCTCTGATGTTGGTGTGCCACCTGCATTGATCCACTCTCTATAGAGATTGTAGTAGCCTTCTAATAGAACATAAGTGTCTATCACGTTGGTAGGCGATGGATCAATGATCTGCTTGCGAGATGCCACATGGTGCCAATGGAATCGCAATCCAGATCTTCCAGTAACAACACGGCTGACGGGATAAAGTGCAGGATCCACAGGCATTTCAAATCGCAGACCTCCTTCTTCTCTCCAGCCCAGGCTGATAGTTCGATTGCCCACAAGGTCCTCAAAAGCATAGGGATTTTCAGGCAAAAAGTCGGTGTCAACATCGGCCAATGTACATTGTACCTTTGTGGGATCAGTATAACCATCTTCGTAACGATAATATCTGCTCAGTCTGAACAACTGTTCTTCTTCGAGATACTGTGTTGCATCGTTGGGTTTCTTGTTATTCAAATATTTGATAGTGTCGTTAGAGTTATCTGCCTTGGTACTGCCCAGTGTGTTCACAAAGTTTTCATTGTAAAAACGCACTTTCCTATCGCTGCCTGCGATAATAGAAGTCACACGTTGCTTGACTACAAACCTATCTCCTTCATAGGTAACATACATCAACCAGCTGGAGTCTAAGCCAAGTCCGGCAGTACTACCGGCATTTGCCAAACTAAAGTCATTTGTACTGATGTTGTCAGCATTGATGATCCTGAAAGAATAATTTGTATAGTCGTATGCAATTCCAAAAGTCTGGAAGTTACCAAGCAATGATTTTAGCGTTTCTTTGAATGCCGTTGTAAATGTTTTTACGTAAGCTGGAATTAGTCTACGTATGCTAGCACCGTCGCTTACCACTTTGTTCAATATAACAACACCTTCTCCGTTGGGCTTTAGTCCTGTGCTGATACCATATTCGTCCTGTACACCGAGACCGTTGCCGTAGATCCGTCCCAGCGGTACCCAGCGCAATCCATTCACAGGATCAGAGTCATCTTCTAACAGCATCACAGCACCTTGACGTATTTGTTTGTAGACTGGGTCAGCTGATGCACCACCGATCCTAATAATTGCATCCAGGTCAAGTCCAAAACTATTGGTAAAGAACCCATGGCAATAATTTGTACCTCTGCCTACCCTGTTGAAATATGCTGGCTTGTTGGCAAAAGAAATATTTGGATAGTTCTTGTAGTAAAAGTTGATCAAGTCTTGGTCTGACAGCATTGCCTCAATGTCACTGATGATATCAATCACACGCTTGTTACCACGCGGATATGGATACTCATGGCGTACTGCATTGTCTTCTCTATAGACAAAACCATCTGTGCCAAATACATCAAGATCATTGTAGGTTCCAGTTGGATCCTTGTCCTGGATGTATCTGCTCATGCCGCTGTGTATGCGGTTGATACTTTTGATCTTCAAGATTCCTGGACTGGCCGTCATTGGATAGCTAGCATAATCCTGCCCAGTTACCATACGGTCTTGTGCATAGTAGTATGCTGGTGCTTTTGTGCGCACATCCTCAATGCTGTCAGCCATTTCAGCATTGGAAATTGTATAGTCGAGATCGCATGTTAGTGTCAGTGTATGCGCTTGATTTGACTTGCTGATATAAGGTATACCAAATGTCAATGCTTTCATGGACGATGGTTTAATAGTATACGATAGTCCGTTACCAACTCTTACGATAACTCTTATCAATCCGGTGGGTATGTTACCAAATTTACCGTCGGCAAATTTAATGCTGACAGCATCATTGTTTCCGGTCAGTACTTCGTATATGTTGCGCTCTTCATTGCCAAGATCATTGATATAGAGATTGCTACCATTGGTAGATGGCACACGCTGCCAATGTGCTAATACTTCTCCAGTGTCATTGATGCTCTGCACCCAGATATCATTTTCAGTCACGTTGCTTGCTGGAATATCTATAACACGATTGATCAGAGGAGAATCGATGATGTAGTCGTAACGAGCAAGTGTTCCTTGCTTGAACATCATAAAGAAGCCAGTGTTTGGAGATAGATTACCTAGTCCGTCATTTTTATAGATGACGTTAAATGGTCCTGATTGTGTGGGCGTGTTTTCTTCGATGCTGCCGCCGTCAAGCAATCTAGCACATAGTAGTTCAAAGTCCATGGAGTTTCCTCCAACATTGGAATTGAATCCAATTGACGGAAAGTCAGCGAATGTAGATGAAAATCCGTACTGTGCAATCTGTCCACCTGCTGATGTATACACAACTTCTGGTGTACCAAATTGCGTAGCAGAGTTGAGTGCTGTGTTCATCACAATCACAAATTTTTCATATGCATCGGTATCTGTTGTGGCAGTCCAGTAAACCGTCTGACGTGCCAGATCATTGCCCAGGCTGTCTAGTACTGTTTCACTTGTGCTTGCGCTTTTTATTTTTAGATAGCCAACTGCATTGCGACTGCGACGCGGCTGATAGCTCAACTGTCGTGCCAGTTTAAGGATGCTGTCACGACGTTCTGCGGTGTCAAGAAATGCTTCGCGGCTGTTCAAATCATTGCGGAAGCTAAGGTTCTGTCCTACGAATGCGATCAAGTCAATCAGCGCAACAAACTCTGAGCTTTGGATATAGTCGTTGAAATCTTCTGGATAGTTGCGCTTGATGATATCCAGCATTGCTGTTCTAAGGGTGTCAAAATCGTAACTCTTAAATTCAGCATTGCGGAAACTCTGCGCAACGACCTTCCAGTCTTCCGCGGCAAAGAGTTTGCTTTGTCTGATTGCATCACTCATGGATTGTTTCCTTTAGTATTTGTCTCGAACGCTACAGTTAGCGTTTCTTCTGATGTGGTTGGAACATAAGTCAACAGCATATCTATGTATATTGCTTGTCCGTTGGTATCATTGCGAAGCTGTGCTTCCTTTAGTTTCCAACGGGGATCTTGCCCTACAATACGCTGTGTGTCAGCAAAAATTATTTCTTGGTTGTCTTCAGTCATGGGCTCAAATAAGATATCCCAGATAACGCTACCATAAAGGGGGGCCATAAGGCGCTCGCCCTTGCGGGTATAAAAATGATTCAACAGGTCTCGGCGTGCTAGCTCTTTGTCAAAAAGAGCGGGCTCGCTAAACTCTCCTGCTAAACTAGAATAACCTTTGAATGTTGCCATGTTGGTAGTCTGTTTCCTTCACTACCTATTTATTGGCGAGAAAAACCGAGTGGTTAATGCAAAATCTTACTCTGCGTGGTGTCTACGCCTATCAGTATGTTCTTCTCGATTTCTTCAAGCAGTTTGGGGATATCAGCTGAATCAGATACCGATTGTACCAGCGCAATCAATATTGAACGTAGCATTTTTACGTTTGATTGTGTGGAAGCTTCCGGTGGGCAGTAAACTTCAATCCCACCATTTGGCTTCAATACCAATGCACAGTCTTCGTACTCAATTTCCATGTTTATCATGACATGCTCCTCTGCTTATAGTCTTAATTATCTGCAGAGGAGTATGAGTTCTAAGCGGCTTTCTCATTGTACTCTACACCAATGTACTCAGCCCATGCCGGGTCTTTCATGGTGAATTTCACATGCGCACGTGCCTTGCGAGCCATTTCCCAGTAGTTGGGCTGTGCAGGAGTCTTGCGTGGAGTGACTAGGTCAGCACCCTTCATGAAGTTGCACGAAGTACATGCTGTGACCACGTTGTCCCAGTCCAGCTTGCCGCCAAGACTCTTAGGAACCACATGATCCAGTGTTAGATCATCCACGCTGAATTCTGAACCGCAATATTGGCAGGTGTACTCATCCCGAAGGTACACCATTTTACGGTTGAAATTCACACCCAGCTGAGGCATTATGTAATCTTTGGTTATCACGATACTGGGCACAGGTAGCACTAGCTTTTGGCTTCGTACAAACCAGTCGTCGTGGTTTTTGATCACGACGACTTTGTCTAGCCACAATGCCTTGACAGCATCTTGCCAGGTCAATGTAGATGGGGGCAACATTCTCAGTGGCCGCCCATCCTGGTTTAACAACAATGTATCGCTCAAAATTCTACCCTACGTTTTATATACGCTATATTAGTAGAGTATAGCGTATTATCTTACTACTGTCGACCTTGATTGCATTGTATTTTTTCGATTGTATTGACCCATCATGCCCATTACTTTGCGAACCAACTTTGGATGCGCATTTCTGAACGCTTTGGCTGCTGCCTGGCTTTCCCAACGTGTTTCTGTTGTGACTGTCAATTTGTCGTCGCTTAGTGTGCGAGACATGCCCTGGAAACCTGGGGCGTTTTTGCGAAGTTCAAAAAACCTCTGGAACTCTGGATTTGCGCGAAGGCGCGGAGATCCAAGTGCGAAAGGACGATTTGCATTTGCGCGAGTCGTTACTCTCTTTATGACGTATGCCATGTTATTTCTCCTAAATTGGACTTTCGAGTCCATGTGTATTTATGGGTGTTTTTGATAATACCGATAAGTTGTTGTTTTTACACAACATTTTAGAGGTTGACAAGGATCCAAAATGTGCTATAATAATGGTACGTTAACACACAGAGGATCCAATATGCCTTGCTACAAAATCATTGATGAGCTGTCGCTTACCAGCTCAAAGCTGGCCAAAGAAGCCATTGTGCTACGCGAAGCTGAAGCAGGTAACGCTGAACTGTTTGATGGGTTCCGTATGGCATATGACCCAATGATCACATTTGGCGTCAAGCAGATCCCTGAAAAACTCACACCCAACCAGACTGGCACTTTTACGTTTGCAGATTTTTGTGAGCTTGCACGTAAGTTGAGCCAGCGCGAACTCACTGGCAATGCCGCAAAAGAAGCCTTGGATGCGGCTGTGGTGCGTTCTACTGTGGCTGACTGGAATGGCTGGTATCGACGCATCTTGCTCAAGGACATGCGCTGTGGTGCTACTGAAGGTACTATCAATCGTGTCACTGCCAAGAAGTTTTCCAAGTTTTCCATTCCGTTGTTTGAGTGCCAGCTGGCACATGACGGTGCCAATCATGAGAGCAAGGTAAGCGGCAACAAGCTGATTGAAGTCAAGCTAGACGGGGTGCGTGTGCTCACTGTGGTTTACCCAGATGGGCGTGTGGATCAGTTCAGTCGCAATGGCAAGGAGCTTGTGAACTTTCCGCACATCAAAGAACAGTTTGCTAGCATTGCTGGCGCATTAAGTGAGCCCACTGTGTTTGATGGCGAGGTGATGAGCTCCAGCTTCCAGGACCTTATGCGCCAGGTACATCGTAAGAGTGATGTCAATGCACAGGATGCTATCTTGTACTTGTTTGACTGGTTACCGCTGGCTGATTTCCATCAGGGCAAGAGCGAGGTTGCGCAGTTGAATCGTAGCAACATGCTCAAAGAGTTTGTTGACAAGTTTGATCTGCCCAATGTACGCACCCTGGGATATGAGCATGTGAATCTTGCCAGCCCTGGAGGTATTGCACGTTTCCGCGAGATCAATGCCAAAGCCATTGCTGATGGTTATGAAGGCATCATGATCAAAGATCCTGCGGCACCATATGAGTGCAAACGCTCTGTGGCCTGGCTCAAGCAAAAACCCTTTATTGAGGTCAGCCTCAAAGTGATAGATATAGAAGAAGGTACCGGCAAGAACGTAGGACGTCTTGGAGCCCTGGTGCTTGAAGGAGTTGATGATGGCAAGACTATCAAGACGAATTGTGGTAGTGGATTTAGTGATGACCTACGTGATGCTGTCTGGGCCGATCGTGTTAAAGTTCTTGGCCACTTGGTAGAAGTACGTGCCGACGCTGTGACACAGAACCAAGACGGCTCTTACAGCCTGCGCTTTCCGCGGTTCAAAGGCTTCCGCGGTTTTGAAGCAGGAGAAAAGATCTAATTTGGCATACAACAATACCAGCAAGTGGTGGGAATTCGAAAGAGACCTGCCACTGAGGATAAAGATCCGCGAGCACTCAATTCCTCCCTTCAAGGGGAGGTTCGTGCATGTGCTGACTATTATAGCCATGGACGTGGATGATCCACAGGATGTCATATCCAATGGCATCCACTCATCTTGGGTCGGAGAATTTATTAGAAGCGAGGATGTTGTAGAAGTCTGGATAGCCGCACATCGCGATCCTTTTACACTTGACCGTCGTGTGAAAATTGCGTTGTTTGTCACACGAGAGCAGGAGTTTGTGCTACGTTTGCAACATACACACGAACTACCTGACCCTCATACTATTTGATTATCCTGTACCGCCACCCATTGAACGCTTGGCGGCATCGGCTACAGCGGTTCTTGGATCACCGCTGTACTGGAACAACAATCTTCTAGCCTGGGCCGCAGTAACTTCGTTCATACCAGTGCTTGGACCCGAGCTTCCAACTCGACCTTGCCATCCTCGGTTTCCGTTGTATCCGCCTGGGTTTCTTAAGCCCTGAGCAAGTGACCTGATCCCTTCAATCACACGTTCTTCTCTTATCTTCGCTGATCCTTTGCTGACAATGTATTTTGGATAGCATCCATTGGCAATCAACTGTGCTTCTAGATTACGCCGAGAAGCTTCGCCAGGGTGACTACGTACCAGCTGTGCAATTCCATTCCAATTTTTCTGGCTGACCAGCTGTCTTAAAGGACCCATGTCTCTGCCGCCTGCAACACCGGGTTGTCTACCTCCGCCATTTTGATACCAGAAGCTTGCTAATCCGTTGAACACATTCTGTGGTACGGGACCACCTATGTTCCTTGCAAATTGGCCTTGGTTGGCTTGTATATATTCATTGATCAATGTCCAGGCTTCGTCTTCTGTCAATCCGCCATTCACATCAATGGCTTTCTTGTATGCCCAATGATTTTGATCGCGCATGCTGAAACCATAACCAATTGATGCCCATACAGTAGGATCAAGGTAGGCCACGCCCCTATATGCTTCAAATGTCATGATTAACAATGTTCCGTATATGTCAACGCTTGAAGCATCAGTAGTTGGTCCCTTTTCGCAACTTGTATCTGATGATGGACGAGGTGGTACTTCACCGGCATTCCTGGAAGGATCATATCCTGGTTGTGTTGATGCGTTACCTGTGCCAGCTGGCGCCTTTCCTGGTGGGGTTGTTCTTGAAGTTGGTGTTCTTGGATATTCGCCATACCTATCTGGATCTGACTGCACACCTGCTTTTGGATTGCTTAACAATCCATCAGCTGGTACACCCAACACGTTAGCTGAAGCTCGTGCTAGTGTACCAAGAACACCCTGTGTACCAATACCTGTTACTTGCTGTATTGCTGAACCTAACACTCCGCCCAGGGTTCCTGCAACAGTTTGACCACCAATGGCTGACACACCTGTAGACCAGACATACTTTCCAGGTAATGTTGTTTGCTGTCCTGGTGGTAATGCTGAAGAGGTGTTATTACCAACTGCGGTGGCAGCAGATTCTGGAACTCCTTCAGCAGTCTCAGAATCTGAGTTTTGCGTTGAATTCTTACCAGTTGAGTCACCACATGAGCCGTGGCCTCCCCACGGCTCAGCTTCAGGAGCCGCAGTCACTACGCCTTGTCTGTATCCTTTGTTAACAGAAAGATCATTTAATGCAGGTAGTTTGGCTTCGTCAGCCTTAGGACCATTCATGTCAATTTTCTGCGCGGTTTCTTTGTAGTTGCCTGTTACCAAAAGATTGGCATTTTTCTTAGCAGTGGTATTAACATTTTCTCCAGTGACCTGTATATCAGCTACCGATTGCATCCTGATATCACCTGTACGGCTGCGCATGTTAATATCATTTCCTTCTATATTAACTGCTCCTTGTGCGGCAAGGTTGAGGTCGCCCATTGCATGTAGATTTATATGGCCAGCGCCAAACACACTGAAAGATCCGTCTGCTCCTAATTCTACCCAAGCTGTTCCGTCTTTATTTGCCATATATACAAATCCACAACTGTCGTGTAAAACAATCTGGGCACCGTTGCGTGTTCTTAATCGAATAAGCCTATTATTGCCGTCTGTATCGCCGTCGTCCATGACAAACTGTTGCTGACCGCGAGTCAGCGTACCATGTACACGACTTGGACTTTCGCGTTGGCTGGTACTAGATGAAAATCCCCTGAACGGATCTTGATCAAGTCCTTGCTTCTTTAAGGAATCATCCAGCACACGATGACGTACCCTTTCCGTTGGCTGATCGGTTTCGTTGGTATGATTGTGCTCTGTTACAGGGCCTTCAACTACGTTGCCGTCTTTGTCCTTATACTTTCCTGTACCAATACCTGGTAATGAATGTGTAAGATTATCCTGGAACATTGTACCAATCACAACTGGTTGTCCTAGATCACCGTTAAGGAATGCAACTGTTACCTGTGTTCCAATATCTGGAGCAGGCGTAAATGTACCATAGGCTTTTTGTACTTTTTCAAAGTCTGCTTGGTTGCTTCCTGGGTTTGGTGTTGCACCACCATGTGGTGTCAGAGACTTGGCTGTTATCCAGCTGTTTGGATCAGTTTCTGCTCCGCCAAATGCAGGAACATGTATTTGCATCCTATTTAATTTTAGCGCATCAATGTTGTTCATTACCTTGGCGGTATAAAAGCCAAATGCACTATTATTTTGTCCACTAGGTCCGTCGCGGTGTGCTGGCGCTACTGTGCCTCTGTCGGATGTGTTAATTGGTCTTGCCATCTCTGTACCTTAAGTTATGTTGGTGGTCTGACAGTGGCTTTTTCTAAAGCCGTGTACATGGATTCACCGTGTATCATTAAATCTCGAACGCCTGTTAATTCTTGTTCAAATCTGCCGCCAACAAATCTATTCCTGCATTCAGTTACTGTATACACACCTGATATCGTTCTATTGGTCGGTGCAAGACCAGATTCTGTTTGAGTTGCAAGATCAGCAGATCTGACTTCCATATAAAACTTTTGTTGTCCTACAAAGAAATCTGCACGAGCGGCTTTTGCTCGCGTGATATCAGCTGGTATGCGTCCTGAAAAAGGTCCTTGAGAAAATACTGGTTTGGCCGCACCAAACCAGTATGGATCTCCTCGTATGGTCATTGTTATCTTTTGAAAGTCTGGTCCTGTATAGTTAAGTCCATCATACACATGTTGGAATTTCATTCGTCGACTTTCGGCCTGTGATGGGTTTGAATTTGCACCTGTGCCTTTATCTGTAGCATTATTATCATAGCTATACAGGTGCGGAAACACCGGAGCATCACCGGCACTTGCGCCACCTTGCCCTGACCCTGTGCCCGTTTGTATAGCTGGTATTTTTTCTTCGGCGTAACTTAGTTTTTGATTTACAGAATTAGTTGCACCCGACATCGGCTGTGCCGCGTTTACCAATCCTACCGCACTTAGTACGGTGTTTACTATACCTGGCCGTTGTGTTGCACCTGGGCCTGTGGTTGCGCCGGATCCTGGTGAATATTGTCTTAAAAGATGTTCGGCAATGAACAATCCATATTCTGCTTTGATTTCAAACTTCAAGATTTCACTATTGATACCTGTAAAATAGTAATCATATCGCTTGCGTAGATTATTGATGTAGGCAGCATTGCTCAATCGCGCGGCAACCTGTGTCTGGAATTCGCCTTTTTCAATCTGATTCACTGGACCGTAAAACCAGTCTGGACTGTCTTGCAAAAAGATATAATAGTAAAACTTTTTAACATAGTCATTGGTAATGGTATCCCATCTACTATCCGGGTCTACCATTACGTCTACGCGATAAATTTGTTTGATTTTTTTAGCATCTTCAAGTGCTTTGGCCTTGTCAGTAATTTTTAGAGGATCGCTAAGTGTGCCATCTTGATTGAGTCCGTACTGCATGGCTTTTGTATCTGCCATGGCATTGTCAATGCATTGTAGTATGGTTGAACCTTCTCTGTTGGTGTTCAGTAGGCCATTGCTGCCATCCATGGGTCTTGCTGTCTGGGATCGAAACTGTTGTTTCTCTGGATCGCTGGCTTCAAATTTGAAATGATCACTTGACGAAATAAATGGCTCTAGTATGAAATGCCATTCGTTTTCATACTGTTGCTCTCCTTTGCCAACTCTGCGTGTTTCTTCTTGCTTGAGTGTGGTTTCTAATTCTTTGATATAGTCCTTGAAATGACCCGCATGCTTGATTGTTTTGGTTGACGATAATGTGACATTGACATGCCGAGATGCGTCATAATCAAGTCCGCCAAAATGTAACTTGAACTCGCCGCCTTTTTCTGTCAGTCGTGTTTCTACTTTGAAAACCTGTACTATATAGATGCCGCGTTCGGGATCAATCTGTACGTTACCATTTGGAAGATGTCCTGGAAATTCAACTTCGATAAGATATCTACAATTGATAATGCCGTTGGCAACGCCAAGCGTGGCAGCAGATTCAACGATGGCATCCATGAACTTAAATCCGCTGGGATCTAGCACAGTCATGATTCCTTGTGCAAAGAAGGCAGAACGTGCATTTGGACTCAATGAATATGACTGCTTCAATTCTAAGTCTGTTAAAATGAACCTGCTGGTTGTTGCGCTTTCTGCTAGCGTGAATCCTTTACTGGGATCCATGAATAACGCATCTTGAGGACGCAGTAAACTAACACGTAGTCGATAATCCACACTATCATATTTGTTCAGTGTGTTTTGATCAAAGGTCAGTTTATCAAAAAGTGCTTTTGTTGTTACTGGCATCAGGCAAACCTTTTAACTGAATTTGGACTAGGTATAGTTATTTGTAATCCCGAAATAAAATCCCATACAGGATCTTCAAGTTTGTCTCTATTGATTGCGGCAAATACCCACCAGAGTTTAGCGGTACCATAAAGATCATATGCTAGTTTATCAGGACGGTTAGCATATTTTGAATCTATCATGTATTGAGATTGATCGCTGTCTAATAAAATAGCCTGAGGGGTAAGATAATCTAAGTACGCTGACTTTAACTTTGTTACCGAATAAAAACTGCGAGGATCGTATGCAACTGCCATTAGATGTATCCTTTATCTGCTAGTTGTCCACCTGCAAATTTACCAAGAGTAAATTCAGTACGAATTGGGCCAGTAGCACGTTGCACCATGAGTTCAATGTCGATTGTAAACAGCGTAGGAACCGCATGGTATTGGCCATCTACATTTAACTCTGCGTAGTCCACATCATCTGGTAAAGTTATACTGAAGCTCTTGACAACAACCGGTACGTTTTCAAACATATATCTTCCGTATGCTGTAAAACTAAGCACAGGAGGTGGCGCACCTCTAAGAGGATCGCCTTCACCATAACGCATCTTTGTTATTGTGCGCAAGAAATGTATCACACCCAAGCTGTGCTTTGCCCAAAGATCAGTTTGTGACGTAAATTTAGCACTGATACCGATATTTTGGATCTGAGAACGATTGAATGCATGTGGCTGATAGTTAGTATGTGTCAGTTCCATTTCAGTGTACATTGCTTCAATACCGGTGCGTATCGTCGGTGTATAAGGAAAATTCAATACAAGGGTGTTGCCGCCACCGACAGCATTGCCGCCGAGTTTGGCTCTAACCCAGTCAGTAACCCCTTCAATACCTTGGCTGATTATGTTTGTACCGTTCTCTCTCGGCCCAGCTGTCCGTAGGAAACCCAGCAAGGGGCTGTTGGCAGCTTCGGCACCAAGTACTGTATTTGGGTCTGCTCGCATTGCGAGTCGGGCTGTGGTAATAGGCATGATAAACTATTTAGTGCTTTGAAAAACCCAGCTTTATTGCATTTGGTATCTTAAAGAGGTTGACATCCACTGACTAAAACCGTATACTGTTATACATGACAACTTCACCCGCAAAAACAATATATCTATCAAACAAAGATCTTCTCAAAGAGATCCACCACAGCAAAATGACTTATTGCTGGGTCAAAAGTCCAGAATATTACTATTACGATTTGATCCTTGACGATCTTGCCAAGTTCCATAATCGCAAAAATGTAGCCTTTCCTAAGGGAGCAATAACTACAGCGAGAGAGAATCGTGCCAGTAGGCAAGCGGCGCAAGCATTGGAAGTCGCAGACCGTGAATGGCGAGAAACAGGGCAAAAAGGATTGAAACCAAAGCTGGATCAGTTCTTGCCAGATCCCAAGAAAATACCAGTGGAAGAACTAGTGATACGCACATCTTCTAGCTTTGACCATATTCCAGTTGAACCAGGGCGTAAAAACAAGCCCAAGATCACAGCAGACCTACACTCAAAAGTAAACTTTCCTCCATTCAAGCATTGGGTCAAGATTGAAGATGAATGGGTCGAGGTAGCCCGTAGTCACTGGAAAGGCGATCTCAAGAAGGGACAATTTAGTGTCAGTCATGGCAAAGTAGTTGATAACCTTGCCAGAATGTACATTAAATTGTGTGAGCGTTACAGCATGCGATCAAATTGGCGAGGCTATACCTACGTTGAAGAAATGCGAGGGCAAGCATTACTGCAACTCAGCCAGATTGGTTTGCAGTTTGACGAAAGCAAAAGCTCTAACCCATTCGCATACTATACCGCGGCCATAACCAACAGCTTCACCCGTGTGCTCAACATGGAAAAGAAGAATCAAAATATCCGAGACGATCTCTTGCAAGACGCAGGACAAATGCCCAGCTGGTCACGCCAGCTAGAATACCAAGCACAACAAGTAGCCACAAGAGAGCGCAATGCTGCCTTGAGCGAAGGTGCCAAGGATGAGGAAGAAGTATAATATGGACATGCAACATTATAAAGACTTTGTTGAGCGTATCACTAGCCCGCAAAGCAATAACCTACATGATTTTATCAGCCGCTGTAGAGAACTTGAGGAACAGACCGCAGTTGAAGGCGCACCAGATCTCAATGTGCCGTTGTTTTTGACTGCGGCCATGGGCATTGGTAGCGAGGGCGGAGAGTTCCAGGAAATTGCCAAGAAGATCTTCTTCCAAGGCAAGCCTTTCACACAGGATGTTGTGTTCCATCTCAAACGTGAACTAGGTGATATCATGTGGTATTGGGTCAATGCGTGTCGCGCACTTGGTCTCAATCCTGACGAAGTCATCTATGAAAACATCGCCAAGCTAGAATCACGATACGGCGATAGTTTTTCAGTTAACCGTAGCGAGATCCGAAAAGACGGCGATCTCTAATCACTAGAAGGAACACAATGGGTCAACTATTCAAGAAGGCAGCTTGCTTTACGGACATTCATTTTGGTATGCGTAGTAACAGTCGTACACACAACGACGATTGTGAATCGTTCATCAAGTGGTTTGTAAAGGAAGCACAAGCGGCTGGCGCTGAGACTTGTATTTTTCTTGGTGACTGGCATAACAATCGTTCAACAGTCAATGTGAGTACGCTGAACTATACAGTGAGCAATCTAGAGTATCTCAGCAAGAGTTTTGACCGTGTGTTCTTTATCACTGGCAATCACGACTTGTTCTATAGAGAAAAGCGTGAGATCCATAGCTTGCCATTTGGCAAGTACCTTACCAACATCACCATGGTCAATGAAGCCATAGTCGAAGGCGACGTTGCTATCGTTCCATGGCTTGTGGGTGAAGAATGGACCAACATGAAGAAGCTAGACAGCAGATATGTGTTTGGACATTTTGAGTTGCCCAGCTTCAAGATGAATGCCATGGTTGAAATGCCTGATCATGGCGGACTCAATGCAGGTCACTTTCCAAACCAAGAACTTGTGTTCTCAGGACATTTCCACAAGCGCCAACAGAAAGGCAATGTTGTGTACATGGGCAATCCATTTCCGCATAACTTTGCTGATGCATGGGATGACGAACGTGGCATGATGCTGTTGGACTGGGGTGGCAAGCCAGAGTACAAGAGCTGGCCAGATGCACCCAAGTTCCGTGTGCTTACACTGGGTGGTGTGATTGAAGATCCAGGTCGGGTACTTGATAAAAACACATTTGCTCGTATCAGCATTGACATTGATATCAGCTATGAAGAAGCACAGTTCCTTAAGAAAACATTCATGGAAGAATACGGTTGTAGGGATCTCACACTGATTCCTGCAAAGAAAGAAGAGCATGCCAAAGAATGGACTGCTGAGGATGTGAAATTTGAAAGCGTTGACCAAATCGTCATGACGCAATTGAATGCGATCGACTCAGATGTGATCGACAAGAAGATGTTGGTTGACATCTACAACGGTCTTACAGTATAATGCAGGACAATCAATGCTGACAATTAAAAATCTCACGGTAAAGAACTTCCTGTCTGTTGGTAATGTTACCCAAGCGGTAAACCTTGACCAACATGGCCTCACCTTGGTCATTGGTCTTAACATGGACATGGGTGGCGAAGGCGCACGTAACGGTGTGGGTAAGACCACTATCGTCAATGCACTCAGCTATGCATTGTATGGCAATGCACTCAGCAACATCCGTAAGGACAATCTTATCAACAAGACCAATGATAAGAACATGTTGGTCACAGTGGAGTTTGAAAAGAATGGCCACAACTATCGTATTGAACGTGGCCGCAAGCCCAACATATTTCGTTTCGCAGTTGATGATGACGAAGTAAACGAAGCCGGCACCAACGAAGGACAGGGCGAAAACAAACTTACCCAGGAAGCAGTAGAACGCATCCTGGGCATGAGCCACGAGATGTTCAAACATATCCTGGCACTGAATACCTACAATGAACCTTTCCTAAGCATGAAGAACAATGATCAGAAAGAGATCATTGAAGAGCTACTGGGTATCACACTACTCAGTGAAAAAGCAGAGCTTCTTAAAGAAGCAATGAAAAACACACGCGATGGTATCAAGGAAGAAGAATTCCGTATCAGGGCTTTGCAAGAAACCAATGCCAAGATACAGAGTTCTATTGAGGACATTGAACGTCGTAGTCGCATCTGGGTCAAGAAGAAAGATGATGACATGGTCAAGTTGGTTGCTTCAATCAACGAACTTGAAACCATTGACATTAACCAAGAGCTTGCAAACCATTCAGCACTGACTGCATGGAAAGAAAAAGAACAAAAGATCAAGCGTTATACCAAGGACCTGGCAAATGCACAGGCAGCAGTAAAGCGACTGAGTGGACAGTTGGTAGAGTTGACCGGTGCATGTGACAAAGCAAAAGATCACAAGTGCCATGCTTGTGGACAGGGCTTGCATGATGACCAACAGTCATCCATGATATCTGAGCTGGAATCTGCTATGATGAGTGTGGCAGACGATCTAGAGCGCGAGCATGCACTAGAGCAAGAGGCCAAAGCAAAAATTGAAGAATCTGGCAGTTTGGGTACAGCACCACGTGTTCGGTATACCGACATAAATGATGCTGTGAACCACAAGAGTAGCTTGGAAAATCTAAAGTCGCAGTTGGTACAGCGTGATGCAGATAAGGATCCATATCAGGATCAAATTGAAACATTGCGCAACAAAGCACTAGCGGAAGTTGACTGGAACCCAATAAACACTCTTAACAAGAAGCTTGAACATCAAGAGTTCTTGTATAAGTTGCTCACTAACAAGGACTCATTTGTGCGACGTCGCATCATTGAGCAGAACTTGAGCTATTTGAATCACAGGTTGAATCACTATCTTACATTGCTACAGCTACCACATGAAGTCAATTTCCAAAGCGACCTTACTGTTGGTATCAAGATGCTGGGACAAGAATTTGACTTTGACAATCTCAGCCGTGGCGAACGCAACAGGCTCATCTTAGGATTGAGCTGGAGTTTCCGAGACGTGTTTGAGAGTTTGAATTTTCCTTGTAATTTGCTGTTCATTGACGAGCTTGTAGATTCAGGTATGGATCCAGTAGGTGTAGACGCCGCACTGGCCGTGCTCAAGAAGTTCAGCAGAGAATCAAAGAAGAATGTTTTCTTGATATCTCATAGAGATGAATTGATAACACGTGTAAACAACAGTTTGCAAGTTGTCAAAGAAAACGGATTTACCACGTTCTCGACGGATGTGGATATGATGGAGGCATGAAAATGACCGAACAAACAAAAAGCAATCACGACATTATTGCAGAAGCATTTCAAACGTATCTTGATGAGAACGCAAAGTTCACTGGCAAAGGCGTCAAGGCGGCTGCAAGTCGCGCACGTAAGGCACTAGGTGACATTCGCAAGGCAGCTGGTGAGCGCCGTAAAGAAATCATGGTAGAGAAAACTGCTATGACCGAGAAGAAGGCCTGATAAACAGGTTCATAGCATAAATCAAAGTACACATGGCGTCGAAAAGCAAAAACAAAGGTAAGTCCTGGGAAAGAGATGTTGCAAATTTCTTGTCCGAACTGTATGGAGCGTCGTTCATACGTGTTCCATCTAGCGGTGCATACGTGGGCGGCAAAAATGCTGTTCGCAAAGAGTTCTTGCACGAAGGACAGATACGCTCAATGAAGGGCGACATCACTCCACCAGGTGAATGGAAGCACCTCAACATAGAATGCAAAAGCTATGCTGAGTTTCCATTCCACCAGCTTTTCACGTCAGGTAAGATAACACTCTTAGACAACTGGATAGATCAGACCATTGAAGCTGCCGATGAAAACGACCTTAACATCGTTATCATGAAGTTCAACAGAAAAGGCAGCTTCATTGCGTTTGAGTACAAGCACTTTCCTACATTTACAACACATAGGCATGTCCGTTACGACAGCGTAAAACACGGACCATGGGCATTTACAGGCTTTGACGACTTTTGGCAATTGAACAAAGACGCAGTTAAAACCCTTTCTATCCCTTAAAACTCCCCACAGGCTCATCTCTACCGATAGGCTGCGCAACGGCCGCATAACTAGTTGCCCTAGACCTGGACACACGTATCGCAGGGACGGAAATTGTGCGCGGTAGCACAGACTCAGCACCACTATCCTTTACAGGACGTAAGTCAAACGGTATGAAACTGGCTTGGTGTGAGAATAGCAAAACCGAAATGAGCAAGCTCTATTGACAATTATAACTTGCGTGATCCCAGGACGATTCTATCGGGTGTCTTGGGTTAGTCAGCGTCATTAAAAGAAGATAGACGTAAAAAGGTACAGCATGACCGCCTTTGCCCTCTGGGTTGTTTCTGATAGATGTGGTATGGTACTCTGGAGAAAGTCCTTAGTCCAGCTTTTCACTTTGCCCTTAACAGGGCGAAGTGTGGCTGGAACCTCAGAGAAAATATCATCTTGTTTCACTAGTAAACAAAATAACTTAGAATCTAAAAAGTAAAAATGATTCATGAACATATCACGAGCGATAGCGATGTGAATGTGAAATGAAGGCTGCGACAGCAGCCAGGTGTTAGAGGATACTTGAAATATAAGGCAAGTTCTGACTTACATCATCTGTTGTGTTTTTGTCTTAACACCAGCTAGCTTCATGTCTAGTTCGACTTTGTCCTTGACTACTTCTGCTAGGACTTGCCTTTCTTCCAGGCTCATATTGATCACTTCGTTGTAGCTTAGGCCACTATAAACCGCTAGCTGTTGCACGTCTTTGATCAGGCCCCTGGCTTCAATTCTATACTCATCAACGTATTTCATTACCTGAGCGTTGTCTGTGGTGCTCAGGAGCCTTGAGCGAAAAAACTTACTGGGTCCAGGGTAAAGTCAACTTCAAACCTACGACCACATCCTTCTTGTCCACAGATGACTTCTACACGAGTTTCAGCACCGCTCTGATTGACTTCTCTTATCTTGTTTTCAATCTTCTTGAATTCACCGGTTTCAAGTTGTGATAGCCATTCGCTAATAGCTCCACGGTCGGTAATTTCTTGACCGTCAGGAGTAACAACTGCATCAATAACTTTTGATATGATTTCTTGTGCAAGTTCAATGTTACGACCAGTTACTTCATTACTGACACGTAACTTCAATCCTTCGTCTTCTGAATCCATGACTGCCTGTAGCTTGCGAACATTTTCAAATTGCACCATACCCAGTTTGTTTTGATCTGAAAGAGTGCTAGGACTTAACCGTATAGTAAGTTCATTGCTCAGTACTACTTCGTTTACTGGAGCAATACCCTTGATTTTTATCAAGAGATTATCTACGCTAATACCGTATGTGCCTGACCAATCACCGCATGGACATGTGGTGCTGATATCCATCTTTTCTCCGTATGTGGCCTTGCGTATGGCAAGCAATATAGCGTCTACGTCTGGGTTTGGCATTTCGCTTGGGTTAGAAATGTCTGGAACACAGCTCTTTATCAACTGTATGATAGCATCGCCATTGAGCAATGAGTCAGCATTTTTAACCAGCAGTTCATCTTTTGCAGTCATTGGAAATACTGCAATTTCTCCGTCAACTGTTACCTTGGGCGGTGTCTTGTAAAACTTTCCTCCGCTGGGTAATGTTACATTGAGTCCTGGCTTTCTAAAATACTGGCCTAACGGGTTGTTAGCTTGTGTCATGTGTTGATCCTCCGATTACTTTTATTTAGCTGGGTTATAATGGGGGTATTTACTCGTTCAAACACCACTTTTTCAAACCGGTAAATAAACGATAACATTGGATGACTCTACATGGCATTACCACCAGATCCGGATCAACTCACTAACAAAATTGCCAACTGGCCAAAATGGGCCACGGAAGAATCTATCAACAGTCTTTCGGCTGCAATGGGCCGAAACAACGGTTCTCTGTTGGCTGCGGTAAAGAAGACCAATGAACTTTTAGCAAAGCAACAATCATCTGCTTCAAAAGATCAAACCGCACAGAAAGCAGTGATTGGATCTCTAGACAAGAGTGTGAAAGTACAGCAAAGCAATGCCAATGCAATAAAGTCACTGAGTGCTGGACTTAGCAGTATTGCCAAAGGACAGGCCGCAGTAGTTGCCGCTATAAAACAGCAAAACAATGCCAGTGCTATCAAATCGCTGAATCCTGGTATCAGTAGCCTTGCCAAGGGACAAGCCGCAGTAGTCGCGGCTGTGCGCCGCTTAGAATCCAAGAATAAGACATCCGGTGCTAAAGTAACTCCTGTTACAGGCGTAAGTGCGGCATCTATATCACTAGGAAATCGCACACTGACTCGTGCAGTTGAGGTAGGTTTTAGGTCGTTATCACAGCAACAGTCACGTTCCAATGCACTACTGAAATCTATCAATAATAACACATCTGGTGGTTTAAGAGGGTCTGTTGATACCAACATCAATCGCAGAGCTGGGCAAACACAACAGCAAAATACCACTAACCGCAGAACACGCAATGCTAATAATGCAAATCAAGCTGAAAATCTTGATGATATGGTTGGAGGCAACAGATTTAGATTTAGCAAAAGACGTTACGAGTTTGCTGACAGGAAAAATCCTAGATTTGATTCGGCTACAAATAGAGCCACTGCTTCTATTCGTAGTGTTAGAGATGATCTGAAAAAAATGACCCCGGCACAGCGCAAAGAAGCCGCACGTATCATTGCCGAAGATATCAAAGCTACATTTGGTGCCGCTGCAAAGAAACCTCTACAGGAATTCCAAGCAAAAGTAACTGCCGCCGCCGGAGATGCTGACAAGTTAAACAAGGCTTTCAAAGAACTAAAACAACGCATAGAATCTGAAGAAGTCCAATCTAAAGGCCGCCCAGGTGAATCAAATTCAGGCACTTATAGACGCACAATGGGCCTTGATCCTAACGCAAGCAAATATAAAGAAGCTGCCGGGAAAGCCAAATCTGGAGATGCAATAGGTAGTGTACTAAGTCTATTTGGTGGTTTGCTTGAATCTGCTGGCGGACTGTTAATACGCACATTTGGCATGAGACTTGCTCCAGTAATAGCTGCCACAGCCGCAATGTTTAGTGTACTAGTTGGTGTTACTGAGCAACTGATCAAAATTTGGAAGATGGGTGCTGAGTCAACAACACGAGCACTCATGCAAGGTCTTGACGGCCTAACCAATTCCGCAGTTAGCTATGCCATTGCCGCAAAAACTGCTGGACTAACAATAGAACAGTTTGAAAAAGCTCTAAGAAGCGCCGGCGGCATGGCAAATCTTCTTGATGACAATGTCAGGAACACCGGACAGGCATTTGCCGACGGAATCAAGGCTTTCCGAGAAGCCGCCAGCAGAGCAAATTATTTTGGACAGAGCTTTGAAGAACTAAACAGATCATTTGGACGTTCAATACAGATGGTAGCACTGGCTGGCCTTAAAGGCAGCGATGCTGTCACTACGGCAACACAAATGGCACTAGGTGAAGCTGATACGGTAAGACGTCTTGCTATTTCTACAGGTAAGACTGTAGAAGAAATCAACACTAGATTTGATGACCTTGCCAGGAACGATTATTTCCGACTAAGCACAAGTAGATTATTAGCACGTGGCGAACAAGCCGCGGCTATGCAAGTTAATAATCTTGCCAAAGCATTTGTTGCGGCTAGTGATGAATTTGGCAAAGGCATGGCTGAAGACATGTCATTGGCTGCTATTGCAGGAGTTGATCCATCCATGCTTGGTGGACCGTATCAACAGATGATGTTGATGTTCCCAGAACTTGAGAAAGCAATCAGAGACGGACAACGAGCCGGTATGACACCGGAACAGCTTAATCAAGTGATGGCTCAGCAAGCACAGATGATCATGCGCGATCCAAGATACACAGGTCAGATCAGCATGATGGCAATGGACAAAGACATGCGTCCACAGCTGAGATTCTTGCAACAACTTGCTTCATCAAGGACAGACTTAGCACAACCAGGTGGTCCTACAACAGAAGGAGCCAGGGCCGCAGCCACACAGCAAGACCTTGATGCGTCACTGCAGAGATTGCAAGGATCTATACTACAAGCAGTTGAACCATTGATGGGTACAATTACTAATATGGTAAAAGCCCTTACTGGTTTAATTGAAGGGTTCAACAGTTTAAGTAACGCTACTAAAACTCTTATAATAGCATTTGGTGTTATTGCGGCAACACTTGGTGCTGGAATATTGACCGGAAAAGGATTTTCTCGCGCCATGGGCGGCGGGCGAAGCGGCCCGACACCACCGCCTGGTGGTGCAGGCGGTGCAACTCCTTCGGGTAGCGGACCTAGAGGTGGAGGAACGCCGCCAGGCGGTGCAGGTGGTGCAGGCGGAGCCGCAGGCGCAGCCGAAGGAGCAGCTAGCGGCGGCTGGAGAGAAGCACTTAAGAAAGGTGCAGGCCGTCTTGGAAGAATTGGTAAAGCTGGTGCACTTGGGTTATCAGCATTGCTTGGTGGACTACTAGGAGGGTCAACACCTGCTGAAGGAGGAACCCCACCACCTGCTGAAGGTACTCCACGACCACCGGCCACCGGTACTCCACGACCTGCAGATCCAAGGTTTAATACAGATCCAATGGGCAATCCAATTCCTAAGGAAATTGAAGCCAAACCTGCGGAAGTAAAACCAATTGAAGTCAAGCCAGGTACTGCTGAAGTCAAGCCAATTGAAGCCAAACCTGCGGAAGTAAAACCAATTGAAGTCAAGCCAGGTACTGCTGAAGTCAAGCCAATTGAAGCCAAGCCTGCGGAAGTAAAACCAATTGAAGTCAAGCCAGGTACTGCTGAAGTCAAACCAATTGAAGCCAAGCCTGCGGAAGTAAAACCAATTGAAGTCAAGCCAGGTACGGCTGAAGTCAAACCAATTGAAGTTAAACCAGTTACTGGAGAAGTCAAACCAATTGAAGTCAAACCAATTGAAGTGAACCCAGTTGACGTAAAACCAATTGAAGTGAACCCAGTTGACGTAAAACCAGCAGAAGCTAAACCA